ACAGGCGCACATGCGCCGGGGCGGCGAGGTGTGCGAGGAACACGTGATCCTGAAGCCGCTGATCCCCGAGGACGCATACCGGACCAGCGACACGCGCCGGGAGTGCCGGGCCTCAAAGGTCAAGGTACTGGAAATCCAGGCCCTTGACGGGACTGTGCTGATCGACGAGCACACCCAGACGGACGACTGCGCCGTGTCGATCAAACACCCGGAGGTCGAGTACCGTGTGGGACATATCACAGAGGCGCAGCCCGGGTATCTGGAAATCATGCAGCGGTTCGAGGACTCAAGATATTATCATCACAACAACGGGATTTTCTTTTTCATCAACAGAATGGACGCTGTGCTGTACCTTACAGGCGGGCAGGATGCGGAAGGGCAGCCGATAGACATCCACCCGCTGCTTGAGCAGTACCAGCGTGAAATGGAGGCGAAAGCACATGGGAAAAATACCTGATATAAGCTACTGGCAGGGGTACGTCGCTTTCTCAGACGCCACTAAGGCCGAAACGGATTACATAATCCACAGGGCCTCGTGTGGCACGGCCAAGGACCAGCGCTTTGCCGAGAACGTGGCAAAAATCTGCGCCTTGAACGTGCCGTATGGCGTTTACCACTACGTGATGGCCCTGTCCACGGACAGAGCGAAGTACGAGGCTGAGGCTTTCTACAACAGCGTCGTTAGGACTAAGCCGGCCTACATGCCTACCATTTGGTTCGCGGACGTGGAGGACCCGCCCCTCGTCTGGAAGGACGGAAAGGCCCTGCCGATGAACCCGAACATCAAGCCGATCTGCAAGGCGTTCCATGACCGGCTCCGTGAGCTCGTCGGGCCGGACGCGAAGATCGGCATTTACTCCGGCGAGAGTATTTACGAACCCTACGGCAAGCTCTCGTCCATCGGTTGGGACGGACTCTGGTTCGCCAACTACAGCAAGACCCCGGCGACGCCCCACCACCTGCACCAGTACACGAGCAAGGGCCAGTGGAACAACCGGACCAGGATTGACCTGTCCAAGCTTGGCCCCATCGGTACGCTGGAATTCCTGACTGGCGTAGCGCAGACGGCTCCCGGCGTGCCCGTTCAGCAGCAGGATGACCCACCCGCGCCGACCAGTACCGAGAAGATCGACACACCGGTCGAGATTATGGCCAAGTGTACGGCGGGGAAATCCTGGAACCTCCGCAAAGGCGACGGGGCCAGCTACGGCAGGGACAGCTACATGCAGTTCGGCGAGAGCCTGCCATTCGTCGCCAAAAGCGCTTCCGGCTGGGTGTGCGTGAGAAAGGGCAACGATCTCGTGTGGGTCATCAGCAAGGCCGTGACACTCGTATCTAAGGCCACCGAAGCGCCTGTTGACGACGTCGTCCAGCCTGCCAAGAAGCATATCGTCCGGGTGACGGAGCCTTACGCTTGGAACGTCCGATGCGGCGACAGCGCCAGCTACGGAAAGCTCTTGATCGCCTACCAGGGCTATGAGTGGGAGTACATCGGCACGAGCATCACTGGCTGGTACTGCGTGAGGCTGACGGACGGCACCATCGGCTGGATAACGCCGAAAGCGGCGAAGGTGGTGTAGACCGATGCGAGAGGTATTTGACTGGATGCTTGCGCACTGGTCATTTTGCACGTTCGTTCTGCTGGCATTCGTGCAGATCACGCCGACCATCAAGTGGTCTCCGCTGACGTGGCTCGGGAACCTTTTCCTCGGCTCGGTCAGGAAGGACATATCGAGTATCCAACGGACCGTCGATGAGAATGAAAAGGACCGGATCCGGTGGGAGGTATTGGACTTCGCCAATGCCTGCAGAAACGGAAGACGGCACACAAAAGACGAATTCCAGCACATCATCACCCTGAACGGGAAGTACAAGGCGCTATTGAAGAAGACCGACGACCGGAACGGTGTGTTCGATGCGGAGTACGCATACATCCTCGACCTGTATAAGAAAAGACAGGAAAAGAACGATTTCCTGTGATAGAAAGGAGAATACCTATGAAAAAGCTCGTTCGCGCTCTCATGCTGGTGCTGGCCATGGTGATTCTGATCATTCCGGTCTTCGCCTTCGCGGAGGACGCACACCCGCCCGATGCTCAGGAGGTGGAAGCAGAAGCCCAGATCGTCGAGGCCATTGCCGAGGAGGAAACCCCGGCAGTACCCGGCGAACCGCTGACGTGGGCTTACCTCGCGACCATAGCCGGAGCGACAGCCGCCACGCTTATAATTGTGCAGTTCCTCAAAGTCCCGCTCGACAGAATATGGAAGATACCCACGCGGGCCTTTGTCTACTTTGTGGCGCTGGTTCTCTTGCTCGCGGGCACCTACTTCACAACCGGGCTGACGGTGAATACAGCTTGCCTCACCGCAGTCAACGCCGTGATCGTAGCGCTGACCGCATACGGCAGTTACGAGATTACTTTCCACAAGTGGGAGAGATACTGATATATGAGAGCCGGGGAAACCCGGCTTCTTTTTTATGACTTTTCGTATATTAAGATTTTGATTTTGGGCAGAAAATTTGAAGAAAAGCTATTGACTATTTAGCGAATACATGATATAATAGTACCAGATCAAGGGAGAACAAAAGGAGGACACGAAAATGAAGCGCATCGACATCTGCACCATCCTGCTCAACGATAGCAAGACCGAACGCCAGACCATCAGTTACGATCCCAATGACAAGATGCTGCACACCACTGCCGAGGAAGACGTCGTAGACGAGACCGAGTACGAGACCATTGAGGAGGCCGAGGAAGCCTGCTACCAGATGTGGGGCAGGAGCTACGCGTGGGAACTTGAATGGATCGAGCGCGACGACGAGGAGGACGAGACCACGAAAATGACCCGCGAAGAGATCGCTCAGACAATCGAGAACGCCAACCGTACCGCCTACACCCCCACGCAGTTCGCCGCCCTGCCCTACGAGCTTATGGATGGCGTGGAGCGCTTCTGGGAGCCGGGCTATGACTACACCGACCCGGACTTCTGGGCATCCTACGAGGACAACACGCCGGAGTTCATCGAGGCCGTGATCCGGTATGATCTTATGCAGAGCGAACAGGAGGAGGCGTGAGCATGGCCCGCACCGGCACACCCCGCCCCGGTCCCCGGCACACCAACGACAGCAGGATCGCACAAGCGCGAATTGCCGCAGGGTTGACACAACAGGAGCTTGCGGAGCGCATGGGGCTGAAATCCTTCGCCAGCATAGCCGCATGGGAGCTTGGCAAGTACAGCCCGAAGATCAGCACCTTGCAGAGAATCGCGCAAGCCCTGAACGTGCCGCTGAACCAGCTGATCGAGTGACAAGGAGAGCCGGGCGGCATACCCGGCTCTTTTCCCATCTCTGCAACTTAATTGCAACTTTGCAACTGTGGAAAATAGTGGTTTTCTGTGGGAAATTGCCATATAAAATATGGATTTTTCTCACAGTACGCCACAGAAAAATTTGCCCAATGAGCAAAATTCATTCGCCCGCTGTTGCGGGCAATTTTTCTTTTTTCTACAAGGGCTTTTTGCTTATTTTTCAGGATCGCCTTTTGAGGCTTGTGCAACTTTTGTGCAACTTTTGAAGATAGAAACCGCGGCCTCCGCCAGTTCGTCCAGCCGCCGATCTGTGACGTGGGTGTACACGGACAGCGTGGTCTGGTAGGACGAATGGCCCATCAGGTACATGGTGTCCTCCGCCCGTAAACCGGCGTCCCTGCACATGGTGGCGTAGTTGTGCCGGAGCCAATGTGGGGTGATCTCCGGCGGCAGGCCGACGGCGTCCCGGAGCAGCGCCCAGCGCCGTGCGGCCATGCTGTCAGTCATGGGCACGCCGGGGTGCTTGCCGTGCAGGATGTAGGCTCCAGGCAGCCCACGCTGCGTCCGCAGCAACTCCATGAGCGGCGCGGGGATGGGGAGCGTCCTGGCACTGGCCGGGGTTTTCAGATCTCCCACGTGGTCCCCTGTGGCTTGGTCCACATCCCTCTCGATACGGATCCGGGCGTGGGTCCAGTCAATATCCGCCCAGCGCAGGCCCCGGGCCTCTCCTGATCGTAGGCCCAGCCAGTACAGGATGGCTCCGAAAAGCCCGTCCGGGTGCACAGCCACCACGGCCTCCAGCCTGGCCCGTTCGGCGGGCGTGAGGGCACGCTTGACCTTGGGCGCCGTGGCCTTGGCCTTGACCAGCCCCCGGGTAGGGTCGAGGATCAGAATCTGGTCCTGCACGGCGGAGGCGAAAACCCCGCGCAGGGCCGCGATGCAGGTATGGATCAGCGTGTCACTGCGCCCGGCCAGACCGTTGACGAACCGCTGGATCTCCATGGGCTTGATGGCCCGGATGTTGCGGTCGCCGAACTCGGGCAGCAGGTACCGACGGAAGCTGGACCGGTAGCCCGCCAAGGTCGCCGGGGACAGGTGGGGAGCCTTGCGGACGTTGAGCCACTGGATGGCATAGGCTCCGAAAAGCTGATCCTCCGCCGACGCGGTCCCGTCGATATAGTAGGCCCGGGCCTTCCGTTTTTCCTCTTCCAGGCCTGCGCGGGTGGTGGAGCTGAGCCACTTATACAGCGGCTTCCCGTTCGGCAGCGTGCCGATCTTCAATTTTGTCCGGTACAGGCCGGATTTTTGCTTTTTCATGTGATCGCCTCTTGCTTTTGTCGTCCAATCTGAGTATCATGGAAGGTGCCGGGACTTTTCACGGGCATCAACTCCTTTGCTTTTGTGTCCGGCCTGCGGCCTCACCTGATGGTGGGGCCGTTGGTCGTTTTTGGGGTCAATGCTTGTATATCCTCGTGTACCCCACCGGAACGCCAAAAATCCGAATGACGTTGTAATCCTCAAATTCGGCCATGACCGGAGGGCAGGCCCGATTGTCACCGATCAGGGTAAGCCCCGTGGGCCGCTTGTAGACGTGTTTGATCGTCGCCTCATCATCCAAAAACACCACTGCCACCATGCCCTCGTCCACGTCCGGGCAGCATTTGATATACACCACATCCCCGTCCAGGTAGGTGGGCTCCATGCTGACCCCTCTGACGGTGATCGCCGCGTCGGCCTCCACCGGACTGTCCACGTACACGCCCAGGTCCTCCGGGTCGTAGATCGGCTCCCCAGCCGCCGCGCTGCCGATCAAGGGCACCCGCTGCCGGTGCAGCTTGGAGATGGGCTTGACGTTCGGAGGAAGCGTTGAGTCGGTCATCTTGTACCATTCTTCCCTGGAGCTGTCATCCATGGCCCTCTGTATCCGACGCGCCTCACGTGCGTCTCCATTCGCCATCCGGATGATCTCCGGGCTGACGTCGGCCAGATCGTCGTTTTCATAATCAGTCGGATCATCGGTCCAGCCCATCAAGTACGCCGGGGATGTTTGCAGTGCCGCGGCAAGGGATTCAAGCATCGGACGAGGGGTATCACTGGCCTCGATCTCCCACATCGAAACAGTCGAGCGGGACACGTCCAGCGCCTGGGCCAAATCTATTTGGTTCCACCCCAGTTTCTTGCGTAGGGCTTTAATTCGGTCACCTCTCATATCAGTAGCCTCCTTCTCTTCCACATGCCATTATATCTGACATTTAATACTTTTGTCAAGCTTTTGCAATGCCAAATTTATTGACATTCTGGCATTTAGGGGTTAAAATGCCAATATAAACGGCATTTCACTTGACACAACACTGGTACGACACAAAAGGAGGCAGACACAATGACGATGGAAGGCTTCAAAAATGAGATCCGCAGGGCCTACAGGGTCCTTGGCTACCAAGGAGCACAACAGAACGAACGCGACATTGATGAGTGGTTCAAGAGCGGACTGATCACGGAGCAAGAGATGAAGGAGCTGAAGACGTTCGACCGGTACGAGTGCTGGAAGCTCTACGATTAGCCCCGCCTGACGATAGCAGGGCACATGGCAAGGAGGAGAATACGATGACCGCCAGAGAGAAGAAGTATCTCAACACTGGAAAGAGGATCAAACTGCGGAGCCTGATCATTTCCGGCGACATAGATGACAATACCAAGATAGCCATCTACGCCAATGACGGCAAATACATCTGCCGTGGCAATTGGTATGAGGACAAGGTGTTGGAGCATGGCGAGTTTTTCGGCCTGGCAACCAAATCGGGAACCGGGACGAGCATCCAGTTCAGACTGGCATGAAGGAGGTGAGTGCATGAAGCAACTTGGAAAGCTGCGCAAGGCTGCGAACATGACGCAGGACCAGCTGGCCGAGCGGCTGGGCGTGAAACGCTCCGCCCTGGCCATGTGGGAGATCGGAGCCAACATCCCGCCCACGAAGTACCTGCTGCCCCTGAGCCGGATACTGAACTGCCCGGTGGAAACACTGCTGCAGCTCATAGAGACGGAGGGCTGACCGATGGTAACGGCGACACGAGTTAAGCAGCGCCGCGAGGCGGCGGGCCTGGCGCGGAAGGACCTGGCGGAGGCTCTGGGGACCACGGAGCGCACGATCAGACTGATCGAGAGCGGGTTTCGGACTCCGTCCATGATCATCCTGGCCCGGATGGCCCGGACCCTGCGCTGCAGGCTGGGCGACTTGATCGACGAGGAGGAAAGGCACGATGGCAAGGAAATCGAAAATCCGGTTTGAGTGGGACGGAGATCGCGAGGGCCTGCTGTGGGCCATCCGGGACAAAGGGCAGTTGACACTGACCGAGGTTCAGGAAGCGCTCCGGGAAGAGGGATTCAGCGGGTACATGTTCGCCATCACCTTCGTAGTCCGTGAGGACAGCGGGTACGTCGGATGGGAAGACTGGGACGAACCAGAGGGCGAAACCTGGAAGCTCTGGATGGTGGAAGACGGCAGCCCCTGCCCCATCTGCGACAAGCTGACACCGCCCCAGTACTGTGAGCACTGCGGAGCGCAGATCGTGAAACCGGAGGAGGTGCTATAGGTGACACGCGAGGAGGAGATGGTCCGGCAGTGGGGCGAGGTCGTGAGCCAGACGAAAGCTGGCAGAATCCTCTCCCGGCACCCGAACACGGTGCGGGCCATGATCGACGACGGGAGGCTGCAGGCGGCCTGCGCGGGGACGATGGTGGACGTCCGGTCCATCGCCCGCTACATCGAGGCCCCGGCGGTCGAGAACCGGAAAGCAAGGGTCCGGAGGAAGGGAGGCTCGGACAGATGGGTGGTGTGATTGCACTGGCCGTGATGTGCGGCGGGCTGCTCGCGGAGATCGGGATCGGCGTCGCGGCCGTGGTCGCGATCCTGACGGAGGATGATGATGATGTCCCGGAGAGTAACGGTTTGGACGGATGACCGGGTCGCGCAGCTGGAGCGGCTGGTGGAGGAGGGCATGACCGACCGGCAGATCGCCCAGGAGCTGGGCACGACCAAAGGCGCCGTGGATCAGGTGGCCCACCGGCTGGGCCTCCGCCTGACGGGCTACACCCGGATCATCGACATTCGGCACAGCCGGAACCCTTTTTACGCAGCGCGGAGGGCCGCAGGACTCACACGGTCGGAAGCGTCCCGGCGCACGGGGATCTCTGATCAGATCATCGGCCAGTATGAGCGAGGCGCTGCCAAACCATCCCGACTGGATTTCTGGAAAGCCCTGGCCCAGGTGTACGGATGCAGCATCGGGGACCTGCTGGGGGAAGATGTATTGGACGTAACGAGACACACAAGCAAACAAGACGGGGAGGCGAAGCGGCGTGAAGCATAAGTACCCGATGACCCGTAAGTCTCCGGGGCCACGCCACTGGACGCCAGAGAAGCTGGCCCGGCTGCGGGACCTGGCGGCTCAGGGGCTGATGTCCTCAGAGATCGCCGAGGCCATGGGTACGACAGTCTGGTCGGTCCGGAACACGGCCCACCGCTATCAGGTCCCCATCTGGGGCCTCCAAGCAGGCTATCGGCGGAAGGTTGCCGGGAACCGGTTTTACGAAGCTCGGAAAGCCCTGGCCATGTCCCTCGCGGAGGCGGCGGAGGCGCTGGAGACCACGGAGCAAACTGTCCGATCCTGGGAGCACGGGAGGCGGCTGCCGAGGTCGCACTACCTGAAGGCAAAGATCCGCGAGATTTACGGAATCGAGGTGTGACACATGGAGATGATGCGAAGCCCGGACCTGTACCGGGAGCTTTATGAGGAGGCACTGGCAAAACGAAAGGAGGACAAGGAAAGGATCATGTGGCTGAAACAACAGGCCCGAGAGGCCCAGAGGAAGTGGAGGAGGCTCATGAACGTGGGTCTGGGGCTGCTGACCGCCGTGAACCTGGCGGCGTGGATTGCGGTGGTGATCGCCGGATGAAGCGGGTAGCAGCTGATCAGAGCGTCATCGACAGGGCCATCGCCCTACAGGATGAAGGGAAGACCGACGCGGAAATCGCCCGTGAGCTGGATGTATCCGGCAGCGCCCCAAACAACTGGCGGAAACAAGGACGGCTTCCTGAAAGAAAAAAAAAGACCAACGGCGGCAAGGTGAAAAAGTTCGAGGACCTGCCGGAACTGAAACCCGGGCAGCGGCTCGACGGAACCCCAATGCTCGACACGGAGGAATGGAAAGTGTTTAAGTTGGAAGAGACCCCGGCGGCGAAAGCACCGGAACCGGCGGTGGAAACAGTGAATCTCCCGTTTGTGGAACCGGCGAAAACAGCGGAACCGGCGGAGGAGCCGGTAAGACCCAGGCTAACGCGTAGCATGACGCTGAAAGGCGCGTTCCTTGAGATGAGCGTAAACACGGAGAACCGTGTCACATTCGGACTCGCTCCCCTGTCCGATCTCGCGGCCCTGGACGCAAAGCAGGCGGCCGAAGTGCTCATGGATATGGAGTTGGATGTCCAGGCGCTCATCGCGGAGGTGGAAAAGCTGCTGTGAGGATCAAGGTCAAGGATGAGCCGGGCAGCTACAAGCTGCCGGACGACTACCATGTACCGTCCGGGCTGCGCACTCCGCCGGAGACAACGGAGCAGGAGATTGAGGACGCCAGGGAGGCCGTGATGGACTACGACGCGGACCACGCTCTACGGGTCGTCAAGAGGACGCAGCGGGCCCGGAAGCATGGATCCAGGCATGGAGGTGGTTAAGTGGTTACGCGGGAGGGCTTCGACCGGTACATCGCGGAGAAGGCCAGGGAAGGGATTCCGTTCTCCGCGTACTGGTACCAGTACGGATACGGTCTCATGATCACCGGTAAAATTCGGCGAGAAGGCTACTCCACGTGGAAGTCCCGGGCCACGGACGGAAAGGAGTATGAATACAGCACCTACGACCTGGCCCTGCGCGAATCGAAAGGAGGCAAAGCCCCGAAGGAAATCAGGCACCCGGCCCGTGAGTACGGACCAACGAAGGGCACCATCTCCCGCTGGTACAAAGCCGTGGATCGGCTGCGCAAACGATACGCCTGGAATTTCGTAACCGTCGAGTTCGACGGAAAGAGCACGACTTATGAGGAGGTAGGAAACGCATGGCAGAGTTGAGTTTAACCATTAAAATCCCGGCCCTGGATCGGCTGTGTGATTGGCTGGAAAAGGGGGCCACGGTCAACGTGAGTGCCGCTCCGGTCCTGGCAGAAGTGCCCGCAGCGTCCAAGGCCAAGGCTTCAAAGGCCAAGGCCGCGCCAGAGGCCCCAGAGGGGCCCAAACAGTCGCCCGAGCCCGAACCGGTCCAAGTGTCCACCCCTGCGCCTGAACCGGCCAAGCCGGAGGCCCCGGCAAGCCCTGCGCCCGCACAAGAGAAGAAGGTCACTGTGGACCAGGCGCAGCTGGCCGCTGCGGAGCTGCGCGACCAGGGCAAGCTGAACGCGGTGCTGGCCATGTTCCCCGAATTCGGCCTCGAGAAGATCAGCGACCTCAAAGGACGGGACGCTGACCTGCAGACCTTCGCGGCCCGGCTGCGGCAGTTGGGGGCGACCATATGAGCCACGCACTGCTTGGGCCATCCTCCGCCGAACGGTGGATCAACTGTCCACCCTCCGCACTGCTGAACGAGGGCGGCTCTCCCGAGACCGCGTACACCCGGGAGGGCACCATCGCCCACTTCCTGGCGGAGAACAAGGTGCACAGGCTCCTGATCGGCGACGAGACCGAGGAGGAATACAGCGTTGCGGTGGAGAGCCTATCGAAGCTCGAAGGCTGGGACGATGAGATGCAGGGGTACACCGACACCTACATCGAGGCGCTGAAGGACATCATCGCCAGGCTGCCGGGCAAGCCCTACATCGTCGCGGAGCAGCAGCTGGATCTCAGTCAGTACATCCCTGGCGGATTCGGAACCGCGGACTGTATTCTGATCTACGGGGACACCCTGCACGTGATCGATTTCAAGTATGGGAAGGGCGTGGCCGTCTCCGCCCAGGAGAACGCACAGATGATGCTCTACGGCCTCGGGGCTACCATCGCCTATGCCGGTATCTACGACATAGACACCGTGCACATGACCATCGTTCAGCCGCGCATCCGGGACGAGCCCGACACGTTCAGTACGACGAAGGGCCAGCTGCACCAGTGGGCCAGGCTGACCGTGGCCCCGGCAGCCGCCTTGGCGGCGGAGGGTAAAGGCGAGTACGCCGCGGGTGAATGGTGCCGGTTCTGTGCGATCAAGGCCACCTGCCGGGCGAGGGCCAACGCCATGCTGAGCCTGGAGGAATTCGGTGGGAAACTTCCGCCGGAGCTCTCCGACACTGAGGTCGGCGTCGCGCTGGCCCGGGCGCGGACCCTGGAGGCATGGATCCGAACCCTCGAAGAGTACGCCACGGAGGCCTGCCTCGATGGCCGCGACATCCCCGGGTTCAAGGTGGTGGCCAGCCGGGCAAACCGTACCTGGACCGACCAAGGCGCGGCCTTCCTCGCCGCACAGGAACACGGCATCCCGGAAACCATGCTCTACGAGCGGAAACCCATCGCGCTGACTGCCGTGGAAAAGCTGATGGGCAAGAAGGAGTTCGAGGCAACGATGAAACCCTTCATCACCATCCCGCCCGGAAAGCCCACGCTGGTCCCGGACACGGACAAGCGGCCCGCCATTACGGGACGGCCCACGGCGGCGGAGGATTTCGGAGAACCGGAGAACTGACGTTTCAAAGATCTGTGAAGAGAAGAATTGAAGAACTGATGAATCGAATGGAGGATGAATGATATGTCTACTATGAGCACCCCTATGAACCCCTGCCACGCTGTGACCGGAAAGGTGCGCTTCGGATTCTGCGCCCTGTTCACCCCTACCACCAGCCAGATCGACACCAAGGCCAACGACCCCAACAAGAAGCTCCGCTACGTCGCCCGTGTCCTGGTGCCGAAGTCCGACACGGCCACCAAGGCCCGGCTGGACAAGGCCATCCAGGCCGCCCTTGAGCGCGGCAAGAACACCAACCGGTTCCGCGAGGGCACTCCCCTGGACCGGCTCCCCACGCCCATCTACGACGGCGACGGATTCCGTGCGGATGGCTACACTCCTTTCGGCCCCGAGTGCAAGGGCACGTGGGTCTTCACTGCCGCCTGTGACGCGCAGCGGAACAAGCCCGCTGTGGTGGACGCCAGCAACAACCCCATCCTGGACCCCACGGAGGTCTACGCCGGGATGTATGGCCGGGTGAGCATCGACTTCTTCCCGTACAACACGGGAGCGAACCAGGGCATCGGCTGCTCCTTGATCAACGTGCAGAAGCTGGCCGACGGTGAACCCCTCGGCGCTCCGAGACCCACCGCCGATCAGGACTTTGGCGATGGATACGTGGATGGCCCCATCCAGGCCTTTGACCCGCTGAGCTGATCCGCAGCACGACACGAGCCGCCCCGGTGACGAGCTGGGGCGGCGGAAATAGGAGGCAAGCAATGCAGAACTGGAGGATCGTGTCCAGGGACGGAAACCCGGAAAAGTCTGGTACGTATATGACCGTCCTGATCCACGAGGAGCACGGACAGCGCTACGCTGTAGTGGAAACCCGATACTACGCCAACCTCGACGAGGAACCGGACCTGAAGGGCTGGGCGATGACCGACCAACCGGACCATGGTCTGGCCTGGACGGAAGAAACCGGCAGCTACAAGGGCGAAGTTGTCTTTGCCTGGATGACGCTGTTAACGATCGCCGCGCCGCCGATCCCGGGCGACGTGATCTGGCTGGACAAAGCATAGAGACCGATACACAGGAGGCAAACAAATGAACGATCCGAGATTGCGCGTGGTAACCGGGGAAGTCCGGTTGGCTTATTGCAACGTGTGGGAGCCCAAGCCCAATCACAACAGCGGAAAGGGCGCACTGAAATACAGCGCCCAACTGATAATACCTAAAGCGTCCCGGAGGACCGTTTCGGCCATCCTCGACGGAATCGACGCAGCCATCGACCAGGGCGTTGAAAAGGGCATCTGGAAGACGAAGCCCATGATCAGCTGGGTCAAGCATCCCCTGCGTGACGGGGACCTGACCCGACCCGACGATCCCAACTATCGGGGCTGCTGGTTTCTCAACGCCAACACCACGATCAGACCCCAGATCGTCGGCCCGGACCTCAAGCCCATCACGGAATCCTTTGAAATGTACTCCGGAGTTTACGCCCGGGTTGTTTTGACCTTTGTACCATTCCCGCAGGTCGGCGGCTGCGTTTCCGCCATACTCGGAAATATCCAGAAGCTACGGGATGCCGATTCGCTCTGTACGAACTCCGCAGACCCCGCCGCGGATTTTGCCGGGGAGGTGATTGACTGATGAAATACCTCGTCAAGGAGCGGGCAGAAAACTCCGTTGAGCCGGAATTGCTCAAGGCGCTCCTGGAATACATCGAATGGCATGAGGGTGTGAAGGCCCGGCCAAAGTTCGTCAATTTCGTCTGTGACCCCGAGGGAGATTCCGTCGCGCTGGTGCGGTATACCTCGTCGGACGGTTTACATTGGAGCGCCTTCCTTAATTTCTACCACATGTTCTCCGACGCTGGCAAGATCAAATGGGACGTCACCGAGCGGTGCGTGTTCCCCCGCAAAGACGAGAACGACTACGTGCGGTGCATTGAATCCTTGGGAGGGTTTGGCGATGGCTGCTCCAACGATTAAGCGGCTGAAAAAGCGGCTGGCCAGCTACCCGGGACCGCGCCCAGGTGAGGACTGGATGCTGGATACCGACCTCACGAACTGTACCCTCCGAGAGATGGAAGAGATGGTGGCGCAGGGCGTCACCATCAAGGACCTGCGCGAGGCCGGTCTCAATCGGGGCGAGGTACACCACATCCTGTTCGGGTACAAGCACCAGAAGTAAGGAGGCAGGATATGAACGTCGCTGCTGTATACCGGCACTGCTCCGTGGACATTGAGACGTACAGCGATATTGACATCAAAAAAGCGGGCTTGTACAAGTACGCCCGATCGCCCGAGTTCCGGGTGCTGCTGATCGCCTACGCTGTGGACAATGGTCCCACGGAGATCATCGACCTGACCCTGGACGCCGGAGCCGAAGGGGCCGGAACGAACACGGTCCACTGGAACGAGTTCCTTGCCCGCTGGCACGACCCCTTCACGATCATGCACGCGTACAATGCGGCCTTTGAAGCCTTCTGCCTGAACATCTTCATGGGCCACCAGGGCATCGCCCCGATTCCCCTTTCGCGCTGGCGCTGCACTATGGCCAACGGCCTCTACTGTGGTTACACGGCGGGCCTGGCGGCCACAGGAGAGGCCATGGGCCTCCCCCAGGACAAGCGCAAGCTGGGCATCGGCCAAGCGCTGATCCGGAAGTTCTGCGTGCCCCAAAAAGGCAACAAGACCCGGCCCGGACCCTTCCGGGTGATGCCCGCAGAAGAACCGGAGAAATGGGAGCTCTTCAAAGCGTACTGCAAGCAGGACGTAGAGACGGAACGAGAGATCGAGCGCCGGTTGTCGCGCTGGCCCATGCCTGAACGTGAGCAGAAGCTCTGGGAGATCACTACAGAGGCCAACGCCGCGGGCGTGCGTGTGGACATGGACATGGTCCGCGGGGCGTTGGACTTGGCGGACGCGGAACAAAGGCTGCTGGAGGCGGAGGCCAAGGAGATCTCCGGGCTGGACAATCCGAAGAGCGTGCAGCAGCTCCTGAAGTGGCTCAACGAGGAATTGGAAACCGACGAAGGGGACGAAGTCACGGACCTGCGCAAGGGTACTGTGGCCGACATGCTGGCGGCTGGCGTGGACAGCGACAAAGCAGCCCGGATGCTGGAGCTGCGGCAGCTCATGTCCAAGACCTCGACCAAGAAGTACAACGCCATCGAGGCAGCCGTGTGTTCGGATGACAGGGTCCGCGGGATGATGTTTTATTACGGCGCGAACCGGACGGGGCGCTGGGCGGGCCGGATAATCCAGCCGCAGAACCTGCCCCAGAACCATCTTCCCGGCCTGGACTTCGCCCGGGAGTGCGTGAAGAAGCACGACGCCGAAATGATCAAGGTGTGCTGGGGCTCGGTCCCGGATACCCTCTCCCAGCTGATCCGCACAGCATTCGTTCCTGCGCCGGGCAAAATCTACGCTGTGGCCGACTACTCCGCCATTGAGGCACGAGTGGTGGCCTGGCTGGCGGGTGAGGGATGGGTCTTGGATGCCTTCAAGCAGGGAAAGGACATCTACTGCGAGACGGCCAGCCAGATGTTTGGGGTGCCGGTCGGAAAGCACGGTCCCAATGCCGAGTTGAGGCAGAAAGGGAAGATCGCTGTTCTGGCCCTGGGCTACGGCGGAGGAGAGTCCGCCCTCGCCGCCATGGGCGCCCTGAAGATGGGGCTGACGGAGGACGAGCTTCCCGAGATCAAGCAAAGGTGGAGGCAGGCCAACCCGGCCATATGCCGGTTGTGGAGCACCCTTGAAGCCAAGGCCATTGCCGCCGTGGAAACCTGGAAGCCGCAGGTTTTGCCGCTCAAAAGGTACGATCCGGAACGAGCTCGGATGAACGAAAACCCCACAGGCGCGAACCCGGGAAGCTACTCCAACCTGTTCCGCATCGGAATTGACATGTCTGTGTTCCGGCGTGAATTCGATGTCGCTACGAACCAGGATTTTCTCACGATCCAGCTCCCCACGGGCAGAAAGCTCTTCTATGCGCACCCACACCTTTCCCCCGCCAAGAACATCCCGGACAAGCAGAGCCTGCACTACTACGGCACGGCGCAGGCCACAAAGAAGTGGGGAACTGTAGACACCTGGGGCGGGAAGATCTGCGAGAACCTGACCCAGGCCGTGGCCCGTGACTGTCTGGCTGAGACCCTGATCCGGCTCCGGGAGATCGGCCTGGTGGCCGCGTTTTCGGTCCATGACGAGGTAATAGTCGAGGTGGACAAGGAAGAACAGCTGCAGGACATCCTGGACATCATGGCCAGGCCCTTGGACTGGGCTCCGGGCCTGCCGCTCAAGGGAGCCGGCTTCACGTGTGCGTACTACCAAAAGGACTAAGGAGGTAGAGAGGGATGGGACGGACCAGGGACCACGGTCTGGCGTACATTGAGACGCACAGATCATCTGAGCGGTGTGAACTGTGCGGAAGTTCCAGAGGGTTGGAGGTGCACCACATCGTCCCGATATCGCTGGGAGGACCTGATGAGCGAGACAACATGATCCTGCTCTGCCAGCGCTGCCATGGGATGCTCACGCCTAAGTCCATACTAACGAGGCTTGGGATCAAGAGGACAAAGGAGCGGAACATGTTATGCGCATTCGCGGTAGAGTTCCTGGAAGAGGTTGACCGACAGGCCGAGGATACGCATACCGCCAATGACATATTGGACATTTTTAATGAGAAGCTGCGAAAGTACACGAGGAAAAGTGATTGCTGCGGGGCTGACATGCGGAAGGATGGAGAAGGATGGCTGAATGGGTGAGTGTGAAAGACAGGCCACCAAAAGAAAGAGTGGAGGTTTTGATTGCGTTTCCTCATAGTATGTGTGTTGGCTTTTTATCGAATGGCAGGTGGTGCGTCAATAGCGGAGACGGCTGGTGTACAGTGGTATACGAAGAAGATGGGGATGCGTTGCCGCAATATTGGATGCCATTACCTGAACCACCAAAAGATGCCTAAGGAGGGACCACGATGGAAGTGAAACTCGTAAGCATGACCCAGAACCCGATCAAGCTGGTGGCCGATATCGCATCGATCTGCCACGGGAGGGACGAGGCGAAGAACCCGGAGCGACTGTTCAAGTCGCTCTACTACAGCGGGCATCATTCCCTGTTCGAGTATGTAAATTTCGTCTTCCGCATCAACGGCATCTCCCGGGCCTGCGCGAACCAGCTGACCCGGCACCGGCACTGTACCTTCACCCAGCGCTCCCAGCGCTACTGCGACGAAGACGGATTCGGCTGTGTCACCCCGGAATCCCTAAGCACCAGCGCCCTGTACGATGCGATTATGCATGACATACAGAACGTGTACCACGCGCTCTGCGAGGCCGGAACGAATAAGGAGGACGCCCGGTTTGTGCTCCCCAATGCCTGCGTCACGAGCCTGTACATAGGCTGCAACCTCCGGGAGCTGATCCACGTGTTCAACGAGCGGGCCTGCTACAGGGCCCAGTGGGAAATCCGGCGGCTCATGGCAGAGATCAAAAAGGTGGTGCCAGAGGAGCTGCACTGGATGCTGGTCCCGAAATGCGAAAGCGGTATCCTGATCTGCAACACGCCGTGCAAGGAGAAACGGAAATGAGTGGATACAGCATCCTGACTCCGGCCCAGGTACGAGCACTTCCCGACGGTGCACGAGTGCGGCTGTACAGTGTCATGACCAGAGGGCTGCCCCAATGGATCGAGGGAAAAGTGAAGCATCTGGGCCCGCTGAAGACGGAGGTTGTAATCAAGGATTTCCGGGGCGTTGCGCACATCCGGGTAAAAGCCTACGAAAATAAGTTCTGGGCGATAAAAAGGAGGGGTAGTTGATGGATGAACTGGAGAATATCATCGGAGCATTAGAAAAAGCCACCGATAAAGTGTGGTATCCCAATAAGCCCAGTGAGATGACGAAAAGAGAAGAAGTATTCGAGGCATTCAGATTTTGCGTAACAAAGCCCGACTGCGCGAAATGCCCGTGGCATGATAAATGCGAGAAGCTCAAAAACCGTCACGTCAGTATCCCTACCGACCTTGCCCTTGCGGTTTTGCGAGAGCTCGCCGGACTCTTGCCCTCGGGCGTTGCTTACGATTTCGACGGCGATATGATATGTGGGGGCTGCGGCTACCGTTTGGACAAAAAATACGACGAGTGCCCAGGATGCGGGAGGAAGGTGAAATGGAATGACTAAAATATTCTGCGACAGGTGCGGAAAAGAAATCACGGAACCCAAGAAGGGCATGCTTTCCCACCGCGTATATTACGGGAGTGTGTGGATGGAATCGTTTCGGTATGTGAATGATGAAGATTTGGCCATACACACGATATGCGAAACGTGCGAGGACGACTTTATAAAATGGTTCAACGCAGTCAACGCAGAGAGAAGGAAGTGACGGCATGGAAGAAATCGCGGAGGTTCTAAAAGGCATAAAAGAATTCTTGTATGGCATATTCCTGGTTCTGCTGTGCATGCTGTTTTTCAAGGATATGGGGAGAAAGAAATAACGGCAAAGGAGGCGAGAGAAATGCCGGAATATCATGTCGGAGCATCTGATATATCAGGCCGAATATATGCCGGAGAAGGGAAAAAAGATGATCTCGGTATATGCTGGGGAGCCTATAGAAGTGACGTTACGAGTGAAGCCATAAATGCGGTAATGGCCCATATGTTGTACAAAATAAAGCCGGACGAAAACGTGACGGCCTATATGAATAAAACCCGCGATGGAAGATATGTGCGGCTGAAACTTGAAGTATCGGATACAAAGCCGGTGTGGCTTGACAAAGAGAGTGGTGAAACGGAATGAGCGAATACATCCAGCTCGTATACAACGAGCCCGTATCCCAGGAGGTCAAAGGGCCATACAAAAGATGGGATTGCATACTCAACGGGCAGCCGGTCGGAAATATAGTATATAACCCGGATCGGAAATGGAAAACCGGCGACTACGTTGCCTATGTGTACGACTGCGAGGATCCCCACGCCTACGGTTTTTCCGAAAGGCGAACCTCGTGCCAGGGCGAGTATGACTGTCTCTACGCTGCGAAGGCTGGAATGCTGGAAAAGGCCAAGGCCTTTCTGAGCTACCTTGGCGGAACCGGGAAAGCCGGGAAAGCGCCGGTTGCCTATCTCCCCTCCGCCGACGTCCAGTTTTATCCTACGCCGTCCGAGCTCGCCGGGAAGCTGCTCGAGGCTGTGAACTTCAACATGGTCGAGACTATATTGGAGCCGAGCGCAGGGAAAGGAGATCTGTTGGAATGCGCCATCAAGCGCGGACGGACGCATCGTTACAGTCGTTTCAAACGGATACGCACATACGACGAGCATGAAAAGATCGACTGTGACTGCATCGAAGTGGACACCAACCTGCAGGCCATCCTGAAAGGCAAAGGATTCCGCGTAGTGCACGACGACTTCCTTTCCTTCACGACCCGGAAACGGTATGACCTGATCCTGATGAACCCACCGTTTGCCGAAGGAGATCTCCACTTGCTTCACGCCATCGAGATGGTGCAGAACGGTGGTCAGATCGCCTGCATCCTGAACGCAGAGACCATCCGGAACCCCTGCACGAACTCCCGGCGGGTGCTGGCGAAGAAGCTGAAAGAGGCCGGCGCGTCCATACGGTTTGTGGACGATGCCTTTGCCAAGGCCGAGCGCCGGGCAAAAGTGGACGTGGCGCTGGTGAACATCTTCGTCCCGTACACGTTCGCGGACGAAACCCTTTGGGAGAACCTGAAGAAGGCCCAGGAAGTGGACGACATCGGCGGAGGGACGCAGGAGCAGACTCTCGTACCGAAGGATAACATCGAACGTCTCATCCGAGAACATGACCTTATGTGCGACGCCGGGATATCGCTGATGCGGTGCTACAACGGGATCGTTCAGCATCTGACCACAGGCGAGGATCGGGCGTATCCGCTGATCACCCTCAACATCGGGGATCACAACGGAAGCTCCGTCAGCAAATGCGAGCCCGGGCACGTCAACAAGCTGCTGCGGTTGGTAAGAAACCATTATTGGCAGCATCTGTTCGACCTCCCGGAGCTGAGGAACAAGCTGACCTCCGACATGCAGGAGCAATACCAGAGCCTCATAAACGAAATGAGCGAGTACGAGTTCTCCCGATTCAACGTCCGGCAGGTCATCCAGCGGATCATGGGCAAGATCAGCGTGGGCGTGGAAGAAGCCATCCTCAAGTGTTTTGAAAAGCTGTCGAATGAGCATGCCTACCACGAGAATGTCCAGAACGACAACATCCACTACTACAACGGATGGAAGACCAACAAGGCCCACTACGTCAATACCCGGTGCATCATCCCGACGTGGGGCTGCTATGCGACAGCGTACCGTGAGGACAGACGGGGAAGGCTTCAGGACGTGTACACTACGATCAATCCGCACGGATGCTTCAAGGTGCTGTCCGATCTGGAAAAGGCCTTCAATTACCTGGACAACGGCGAAACCTCCGACATCGACCTGATGGCGCAGCTGGAGGCGGCAAAGCGGGCCGACCGGAACAGCAAAATCGTCTGCAAGTATTTCACTGTGACCTTCTACAAGAAGGGCACCTGCCACATCGTCTTCCATGACCGGAAGATCGTGGACCGGATGAACATCTACGTCGGACGAAGCAAGGCATGGCTCCCGCCGTCCTACGGGAAGGTGAAGTATAGCGAGATGGACGAGGAGAGCCGCAGGGTCGTGGACGAGTTCCAGGGGCGCGAGGCCTATGACAAGGTCATGGCAAACACGAAAGACTACCTCATCGAGGTGAAGGAAGTCCCAATGCTCACGGCATAGAACTGAAACAACTTTAAGAAACAGGAGGAAAGAACTATGGCAAGACTCAGGCAGGCACCCCCGTGGATCACCTATGTAAGCGAACTGGAGCAGCTTTTCAAACTCGACGACGAGGTGCATGTGGTATACGACAACGACGCGCACAAGGTGAGCCTGTACGTAGAAGAACCCCAGAAGGCTACGGCGCTCATGAACCTGATTCCCGAGAAAAAGGAATTCGGGAACGTGACGCTGACCATTGATGTGGTGCCCGCGAACGGATGCGAACGGTTCAATGTAAGCGACGAGTACCAGGCTGCCTTCAATGGTAACGGAGCATTTTCCTTCATCAAGGTCGTAAAGGGAGTATTCTCCAACAGTATCACCTATGTGGTTTTCAAGAACCGGGTGGTGCAGTATTTCGACGACAACCTGGGCGACATTTACGGCCAGCGCAGCACCCTGTATCAGGAGATCGCCAAGAATATTTTCGGCGAGACGGAAGGCGTATTTTTCTGCACGGACGTTCCCGCTTCCGTGCGAGAAGCGGGCCGCGTACCCGCGAACCTTTGATTGTTCGCACCAGGGGAACCACATTTGCCTGCTTACACAACCCCGCAAACGATTCAAAGCAGGATGGCAGCCGGGAACAGACCGGCACATCCCTTAACGGTGGCACCAGAAGGAGGAACAAGAATGAGCAACATGGTTTACATCCAGACGCACCTGTCTGAGCCTGCCCGATTCGAGCAGCTGGCGGAGGAGGCAGCGGAGCTGTCCCAGGCCGCGCTGAAGCTGGCGCGGATCCTACGGGCCGAGAACCCCACGCCGGTGGACGAACGCGTGGCCCGGGACAGGGTCGTGGAAGAATACACCGACGTACACGTGGCAGCCATGGCTGCGGAGCTTCTGGCCGACGGAGACATAGGGAAGCGCAAAGCGGCACGGTGGGCCGGGAGGCTCCAGGAGAGGGGAACGGACAATGACTAAAAAGGAGAAGGTCATTGACGGGCTGACCCACTGCGGATTGAAATCCGCCTGTATGGGCTGCTCCTACTACAAAGATGCCGACAACGGAAGGGAAGTGGTAATCTGCATCAAGCGCCTGTTCCGGGACGCGCTGAATTTGATACAGGACACGACGGTATCCGCGGCGGAGGTGGCCCACGCCATCGGCAACGCAGACATCCCGGAAGGTGTGCCGGAAGAACAGTTCTACAAGGTCGTCGGGAGCGTAATGGAAGCCCTCAAGGCTCTGTATGAAAAGGACGGTGGTAAAGCATGACATATGACCGACAACTGGTCATCAGTGTCGGAGCTGGCCGCAGGGCCTCCATATGGGCGCAAACCACCGTCCAGTGGTCTGAGCTCGTGGAGCGGGTACAGACGCCCGTGCGGGGCCAGGAAAGCCACGCGGCATACCTGCGTATGGCCAAGGCCCAGCAGGACGAGCTGAAGGACATCGGCGGGTTTGTCGGAGGGTCGCTGCGCGGGGGCCGGAGAAACAGCAGGAGCGTGACCGGCCGGGACCTGATCACCCTGGACCTGGACGCCATCGCGGCGGGCCAGACAGGCGCGGTCAAATCGGCGGTATCCGCCCTCGGGTGTGCGTCCTGCATCTACAGTACCCGCAAGCACGACCCGGAGAAGCCCCGCCTGCGGATTCTGATCCCGCTGGACAGGACGGTCACGGCGGAGGAATACGAGCCCATTGCCCGGCGGCTGGCCGAGTACCTGGGCATTGCCCAGTGCGACCCTACCACTTTCGAGGCCTGCCGCTTGATGTTCTGGCCCAGCGCCAGCGCGGACAGCGAATTCATATTCGACGTGAACGACGCGCCTTTCGCCGACGCGAACAAACTGCTGGCCACGTACAGGGACTGGCACGACATGCGGGAGTGGCCCCAGGTCCCGGGCACAGAGGCCCGGATCCAGAGGGCCCAACAGGCAGAAGACCCGGAAACCAAGGAAGGCATCGTCGGCGCGTTTTGCCAGGCGTACCCCATCCGGAGGGTGATCGACGAGCTGATCCCCGGGGCGTATGTACAAACGGACGACCCGGACAGGTACACGTTCACCGGCGGGCACACCACGGCGGGCGCGATCATTTACCAGGACAAGTGGATGTACTCCCACCACGCCACGGACCCGGCAGGCGGCCGGCTGTGCAACTCCTGGGACCTGGCCCGGCTCCACCTTTTCGGGGAGAAGGATTCCGGGGCCGATGTGAATGGCTCGCCGTCGAACCTGCCTTCCTACCGGGCAATGGTGGACCGGTTCCTCACGGACCCGGATGTGAAGCAGGTCATGACCCAGCGGCGCAGGGACGCCCTGGCGCGGGACTTCGGTTCAGGCATACCGGCGGGCGTGGACCCGGACGGGGACTGGATGCAGGGCCTCGTGGTCAATCAGAGAAACGAGGTGCTGGGCACGCTGGCTAACCTGCGGCTCATTTTCGATTATGACCCGGCGCTGCAGTGCTTCGGCACGGACACCTTCATGCGGCGCAGCCTGGTCCGCGGAGCCCTCCCTTGGGACAGCCGGACGGAGCTCCGGGAGTGGTCTGACGACGATGATACAGGGGCCGCGTGGTACATGGAGACCGCCTACGGCATCAAGGACCTGCGAAGGATCAAGATGGCGGCGGACATGGCCATCAGCTCGAAGCGCACGGACGTGCTACAGGAGTACCTGGAGGGCCTCGTGTGGGACGGCGTGCCCCGCGTTGATACTCTGCTGGAGAGATACTTCAAGGCGGAGCCGACACCGTACACGCGGGCCGTGGGCCGCAAGACGCTGGTCGCCGCGGTTGCCCGGGCGATGGACCCCGGCTGTAAATTCGACAACGTCCTCACCTTGATCGGTGCACAAGGGACGGCCAAATCAATGTTTACCTCCATCCTGGGAGGATCATGGTACGCGGACAGCATACAGACCTTCTCCGGCAAGGAGGCGGCGGAGGAGCTGCGCGGAGTGTGGATCATGGAGATCCCGGAGGTAGACCGATTCTCCAATCGGTTTGAAGGATCACTGGTCAAGCAGTTCATCACCAGGACCAACGACTTCTACCGGGAGGCATACGCCCGCCGAACGAGCGACCATCCGCGCCGGTGCATCTTCATCGCGACCACAAACGAACCCCGGTTCCTCCCCGACACGACGGGCAACCGCCGGTGGTGGATCGTGTACTGTCACTCTACAGCACAGGACAGAGGCGAGGACATGGCGACCCTCCGCCGGGACCGGGATCAGATCTGGGCGGAGGCTGTGGCGATGTGGCGCACCGGCGAACCCCTCACCCTGGACGACAGCCTGTATCAGGCAGCCCTGGAGGCCCAGGCATCGGCGCAGGAAGAAGAGCCCTGGGAGAGCGTCATTGCGGAGTTTGCCGCCAGGAAAGTACCTCTCGACTGGAACAACCGGACACCGGACCAGCGGCTCTTGTGGTGGTCGGACGACTTCGGGCAAGGCCGTGAAACATGCCTCGCGGAGCGCGACAGGTTGTGCGTGGCGGAGGTCTGGGCCGAGTGCTTCCATAAGGATGCCGGGTCCCTGGACCGACGTGTGGCCCGCCGGATCAACGGCGTTTTGAGGACCTTGCCCGACTGGAAAGACGGAGGAATACAGCGCACACCTTACGGAAAGCAGCGCAGTTTCGTCCGGAAAACGATTTGACAACTTGTCAACAATTTCGGTTGTCAACAATGGCAACTTGAAAAACGGGACACTTCTCGAAAAGTACGTTTTGGCTACAAAGGGCGGTGATTGTTGCCGAATTGTTGACGCGATTGTTGACGCAAAAAATCCTTATGCCATAAAGCTTTATTCCTATATGACAACAATGTCAACAATTTTTAAGTAAAAAAAGTAGATATAGGGAATATAGGGATTATTATTTAGGTACATAAGGATTATAGGGGTAAAATACAGATATAGTCTATAATAGGGAAAAAATTGTTGACATGTTGACGGCCCACAATTCGCCAGGTTGGAGCCAAAAGGAGGCGGTCAGATTTGGAGCGAGAAAGGACCATTGAGCGGTGGCTCGGCCAGAGACTCAGGCAGGAGGGTTTCCTGTATTTCAAATTCGTCTCACCGCAGAATCCAGGAGTGCCGGACAGGCTGGTGATCTGCCCCGACGGTGCGGTGGAGTTTGTGGAGCTGAAGACTCCCGCCGGGAAGGTATCCCGGCAGCAGCAGGTTTGTATCCTGGAGCTGGAGAGACACGGGCAAACGGTGACTGTGGTCTATGGTCTGAACGAAGCGATTGAGCTTGCCAAGAGACTGATTCGGGACCACGCGAAGGGAGGTGATCCGGAATGACCATGTTTGAGCCTCACCCCTACCAACAGTACGCCATCGGTCGGATCGTCCGCGATGAGCACGTCGGGCTGCTGCTTGACATGGGCTGACCGGACTCGGCAAAACGGTGATCACCCTGACGGCCATCGACCAGCTGTTGTATGATTACCTCGCGGTTTCCCATGTGCTGGTGATCGCGCCCAAGAAAGTGGCGGAGGCGACGTGGCAGACAGAAGCGCAGAAATGGTCTCACCTTTCACGGCTTCGGATTGCCACAGCGCTTGGCACAGCGAAGGAGCGCATGGCCGCGGTGACCTCCGGGGCGGACATCACGATCATAAACCGGGAGAACGTGGCCTGGCTGGTGGCCGAGGTTCTGAAGGCCGGGATGAAGTGGCCCTTCGATATGGTGGTGTGCGATGAATCGTCGAGCTTCAAGAATCCCTCCGCCGCACGCTTCAAGGCCCTCAAGCGGGTCCTCCCGCGGATCAAGCGCACGGTGATCCTGACCGGCACACCAGCGCCCAACGGCATCATGGATCTGTGGGCTCAGATTTACCTGCTGGACCAGGGAGAGCGGCTTGGAAAGTACATCACGCACTACCGCGAGCGATACTTTGATTATAATCCCTGGCGTCATGAGTATACGCCGAAGCGGTGCGCGTTTGAGGCGGTGCAGCGGGCCATCGGGAACCTGTGCGTGAGTATGAAGGCGACAGACTATTTGACCATGCCTGACCTTGTGGTACACGATATGCCAGTCAAGCTGAGCGGCCCGGCACAGAAGCTGTACAAGCAGATGGAGAAGGAAATGGTCCTGGAGCTGGACGGCGAGGATGTGACAGCCTTGAACGCAGCGGCCTTGACTGGAAAGCTCCTGCAGCTGTGCGGCGGGTGCGTGTACGACGCGGAAGGGAAGGCTCACCAGATTCACACCGGAAAGCTGGAAGCCCTGGGGGAGCTTGTGGAAGGTTTGAACGGCGAACACGCGCTGCTCTTTTACGGATTCCGGCACGAGCTGCCGGGCATTCGGGAAGCGCTGAAAGGGTACCGGATTCGGGAGCTGAAAAGCGCGGAGGACGCGGCCGCGTGGAACGAGGGCAAGGTTGACATTCTTCTGGCGCATCCTGCATCGTGTGCTTACGGCCTCAATTTGCAGGCTGGTGGGCGCTATGTGATCTGGTATACGTTGTCCTGGAGCCTCGAACTGTACCAGCAAGCCAACGCACGGCTACACAGGCAGGGTCAGCTGCAGCCTGTGATCGTGCACCGGCTGTTGGTACAGGGAGGTGTGGACGAGGATGTGGCAGCCGCCTTGAGTGGCAAAACGGAAACACAAGAAGCGCTGCTTACTGCGCTGAAGGCGCGGGTACAGAAAGTGAGGGGTAATTGATGGTCAAGGTATTCTGCGACAGGTGCGGGAAAGAGGTCCCGGTCACCAACGTGGCGCTGATCAAGCGCCGGGCGTATCAGAGAGCTTTGGTTCCAGATCCCTGGCCGGAGCCGGATAATTCGCCCTACGGGTCCTGGAGAGAGCTGTGCAATTCCTGTGCCGCCAGCTTTGCCTGGTGGTTCGACCATCCGGAGGAGGATACACATGACAGCGGAAGAAGCATTAAGAGAAATCGATCGGAGAAAACCTGCGCTGACGGTGCACGAGGTTCAGACTCTACGTGGTCAGGTGAGGGCCGGTAATGTGGAGGCGGCTATTAAAGGCCTGACGAAAATACTGGATAGGCGGAGGATACGAGATGGAGTTTGAGAACGGAGAGATTCGTGATGTGCGCCGGGTGCTGTGGCGCTGGGGACGGATTGATCGAAGGATCGACGAGCTAATGGAGCAGATGCGAGTCGCGGTGAACCGGGCGCAGTCGATTTATGAGATTTCTGGCGGCAGAGTTATGGATGGTCAGCCGCATGGCAGCGGAACCAGTGATCCTGTATTTCAGGCTGTGGAGAAGATCACCAGGATGCGGGAGCTATTCGCGCAGGAGATCGAGACTTGCGAGGCTCAGATTAAAGAGGCTCAGGCGTTCAAGTTTGCTATGAACGACGTACTGAAAAAGCTGTCACCGGCACAGCAGGAGGTGATTCGGCTGCGGTACTGGGAGGGGCATCATTGGCCATATGTGGGGTATAGAATGCACATGGAGGAAAGTACAGCGAGGAAGTATGAGAGGGCAGCGTGCAAGGAACTTGTGAATTTCATCCAAGTGGACAAAGTCGCCCGTTTTTTCCCGTTTTCTTGATGTATACTTGCATCATCGGCAGATCGGCACAGCAGCGGTCTGCCGACGTGTGTTTCCGGCGGGTCCAGGCGCCTCCTTCCCGCCGGAGTTACTTCCGGCGCAGCTGCGGGGCCCCGGCCCCTGGGGGCATGCCCTTGCTTTTTGAGGCGCTGCGGGGCCCCAGCCCCTGGGGGTAGGGGTGGTTGAATCTCTGCTGCCGATCGACGGAGACCGCGCCGCCCTCTTCTGCGAATTTTCGACAAATTCAGGGAGGGGGGTTTTGGACCTCCCCCAGCAAAAATTCGTTATGACGTCAGCAAGAAGCCGCGTTATGCTCTGAGCAGAAATGTGGCTTTTTGCTTTGAACGCAAATCGGAGGGTGTACGCGGCAGGAATGGAGGATTGACAAATGGCAGTTCGAGGCAGGAAGCCCCTGCCGACGGCCTTGAAGGATTTGGAGGGCGATCGGGGCCACAACAGACGGCCTCTCAACAGGCAAGAGCCTACGCCATCCAGTGACGGGGTGAAATGCCCCATCTGGCTTGAGACTGAGGCGAAGAAGGAATGGAAACGGCTTGCCCCGTCTCTGCTTGCCATGGGCGTCCTGACAAATCACGACCTGTCGGCATTCGCAGGGTATTGCCAGGCATACGCCCGCTGGCGCGAAGCCGAGGAATTTTTGTCCAAGTACGGTACCACCTTCGAGACGCCCAACGGCTACGTGCAGCAGGTGCCACAGGTGAGCATTGCCGCGCAGAGCCTGAAGATCATGCAGTCCTTCTGTGCTGAGTTTGGTCTGACTCCCGCGTCCCGTGCCCGGCTCTATGCCAGCACCGGCGATCACAATGGCAGCGAGGACCCGATGGAGGATGTTCTGCAGGGAAGGTGGAAGGATGTTCAGTGAGGAAAAGGCCAGACGGGCTGAATTGTTCGTCGAGTGCCTCCGCCACACGAAAGGCGAATTCCACGGCAAGCCCTTTAAGATGCTTCCCTGGCAGCGGACCATTGTTCGGGATGTGTTTGGTACTGTTCGGGATGATCACCCGGATCAGCGTCAGTACAACACGGCGTATATCGAGATCCCGAAGAAAAACGGAAAGTCGGAGTTTGGCGCAGGTATAGCCCTGAACATGCTTTGTAACGACGACGAATGGAAGGCAGAGGTCTATTCCTGCGCCAGCGACCGGCAACAGGCCTCCATCGTCTTCGACGTTGCGGTGGACATGGTCAAGCAGTCCCCCGCGCTGTCCAAGCGCATCAAGGTGATCCCATCCACCAAGAGGATGGTATACCAGCCCACGGGGAGCATCTACCAGGTGCTATCTTCTGAGGTGTCTACCAAGCACGGCCTGAACGTCAGCGCCTGCATATTTGACGAGCTTCACACCCAGCCGACCCGGGCGCTGTACGATGTCATGACCCAGGGCTCCGGCGACGCCAGGAAACAGCCCCTTTGGTTCTTCCTGACCACCGCAGGCACAGATCGGAACTCGATCTGCTGGGAGGTGCACCAGAAGGCGCTGGATATTCTGGAAGGCCGGAAGGTCGATCCGCGGTTCTATCCGGTGATCTACGGCCTGCCGGACGATGCGGACTGGTCCGACGAGCGGAACTGGTACAAGGCCAACCCTTCGCTCGGACACACCATTGCCATCGATAAGGTGAGGGACGCATTTCGGAAGGCCCAGGAGACGCCCGCTGATGAGAACATGTTCCGGCAGCTGCGTCTGAATCAGTGGGTCAAGCAGTCCGTGCGCTGGATGCCCATGGACAAGTGGGACTCTTGTGCAGGTGTGGTGCGTCCGGAGGAGCTGGAGGGCCGTGCCTGCTACGGTGGGCTGGACCTGTCCAGTACCAGCGACCTTACCGCGTTCGTGCTGGTATTTCCGCCTCGGGATGAGGATGAGCAGTACATCATCCTGCCGTTCTTCTGGCTTCCGGAGGAAACCATGCGCCTACGCGTCCGGCGTGACCACGTGCCATATGACCAGTGGGCCGGAAAGGGTTTCCTGCAGACGACCGAGGGCGACGTGGTGCATTATGCCTATATCGAGCAGTTCATCCTGCAGCTGGGCGAACGGTACAACATTCGGGAAATCGCCTATGACCGCTGGAACGCCAGCATGATGGTCCAGTCGCTGGAAGACGATGGCTTTACCATGGTGCCTTTCGGGCAGGGATTCCGCGATATGAGCTCTCCCACGAAGGACCTGATGCGCTTCGTGCTGGAGCGAAAGCTGAACCATGGCGGGCATCCAGTGCTCCGCTGGAACATCGATAACGCCTATGTGAGGACCGACCCGGCGGGGAACCTGAAAATCGATAAGGAGAAATCCACAGAAAAAGTGGACGGTGCCGTTGCGCTGGTCATGGCGCTGGACCGGGCCACGAAGGGCGTGAGCAGCTCCGTGTACGATGATCGCGGGCTGCTTATTATTTGAGCGGGAGGCCACAATGCCATTTAAGCCGAAACGACCGTGCAGGCATCCAGGATGCCCCGGTTTCTGTGAGCCTGGACAAATATACTGTAAGGACCATATGGTCTGGAGTGATGACCGGCTGCGCGGCGGAGCTGATGCCCGTGGGTATGACGCCCGCTGGCGCAAGGCCCGGATGGCATTCCTGCACCGGCATCCGCTGTGCGCCATGTGCCAGGCGGAGGGCAGACTCACTCCGGCGACGGTGGTGGACCATATCGTACCGCACCGGGGCGACCAGAAGCTTTTCTGGGATGAAGCAAATTGGCAGCCCCTTTGCAAGAGCTGCCATGATAAGAAGACCGGTCAGGGACTGTGAATTATAGCCCGTCGTAATTATCCTGATTTGTGGCGCGGGATTGTTCTTCTTTTTCAGCATTTTCGAGGTCAACCGCGTGATTAGCCGCCGCCAGCCAGCCGTCCGCGTTGGCTGAATAATACATCAGGCTGAAACAGTTGGACCAAGTGTGCAGGATGAGTGTATTTCCCGTTTCGTCTACCCATGTAAGGTCTCCATGATAATCGGTCGTGTAGCTGCCATACAGTTTGACCAATTTGGAGGTTATATCGGATAGGGCGGCATTGATATCACCGAGGCTACGGATATCATATTCGGCAAGGTAGAGGAGTGCGAGATTGTCTTCCCTGATGAGTACATCATCTACTACTGGGTACACGAAATACACGTCGCCATACGTAACCTCGTATCCGGCAACAGACCAATTATCATACTTATCTCTCAAGCCAATACCGTTAGTGTAGGCAACCGACTTTGTGTTGATTATATGGTTGCGGTTAACCGAATGAGAGGGTCCGAGCACCTTCTGTGCCTCCTCGCGTGTCTCGCCTAAAGGTATGCCCCGGAAGGTTATTCCTTCTGCGGGTTGTACTTCATATTCGCTGATGAACTGCTCCGTGATCTTTTCCAGTCGGGCCTTTTTGAGATCTTCAATAGCTTCGGTGAGCTCTGCGACAGTTGCTGTGCTCGTGTCGATTGATATTGTGTCGGCAAAAGCGAGCTGCATGCATAAAACGGCGAGGCAGGCGCAGAGACAGATAGATACAAACCTCTTCATGGCAAGTACCTCCGTGTTTTTTTTGTCGTATATGCAGTATAACAAATATGCTTTTTGAAGTCAACAGCAAAAAGGAGTGAATCCGGTATGAAAAATCCTTTTTCTTCCCTGTTCCGGGCCAGGGATAAGCCCCAGGACTTGGTCAGCAATGCTCCGGTGTTTTATTTCGGCAGCAGCGGCGCGGGAAAGGCGGTAACCGCTCAAACGGCGATCCAGCTTTCCACCGTGTACGCCTGCGTCCGGGTGATCGCGGAGACCGTTGCCAGTCTGCCCTTCGGCGTCTACGAATCGGCGGAGGATGGGAACCGTAAAGCTACGAGCCATCCCCTGTATCGGCTGATCCATGACGAGCCGAACACCGAAATGACGTCCTTTGTTATGCGCGAGGTCATGCTGACGCACCTGCTGCTCTACGGCAACAGCTACAGTCAGATCATCCGCAACGGCAAGAACGTCGTTATAGGCCTGTACCCGCTGCTGCCGGATCATATGAGCGTTGACCGGACTGACAAGGGCAAGCTGGTGTATACGTACACCACTACGTCGAGCAAAACGGTGACCCTTGATCCCTCCAACGTGCTGCACATCCCCGGCCTGGGCTTCGACGGCATTATGGGTTACAGTCCCATCGCGCTGGAGAAAAACGCCATTGGTCTGGGCATTGCGTCGGAAGAATACGGCAGCAAGTTTTTCCAGAACGGCGCACGCCCCTCTGGTATCCTGACGCATCCGAACACCGTCAGGGATCCGAAGCGTGTGCGCGAGAGCTGGAATTCTGCATACGGCGGGAGTAGCAATGCCAACCGCGTCGCTATCCTGGAAGAGGGCATGACTTTCACTCCCCTGAGTATCCCGAACAACGAGGCCCAGTTCCTTGAGACGCGGAAATTTCAGGTCGAGGAGATTTGCCGGATTTTCAGGGTGCCCCCGCACCTGGTCGGTAACCTCGAAAGGGCCACCTTCTCCAATATTGAGCACCAGAGTATCGACTTCGCGGTGCACACTATTCGCCCGTGGTTGATCCGCATTGAACAGGCCATGAACCGGTCCCTCTTCGCTGAGCAGGAGAAGGGGCATTTTTATGTGCAGTTCAATATTGACGGCCTGATGCGCGGCGATTATAAGAGCCGGATGGAAGGATATGCCATCGGCCGCCAGAACGGATGGCTCAGCGCCAACGACATCCGGGCCCTGGAAAACATGAACCCCATCCCCGACGAAGAAGGCGGCAACACCTACTACCTGAACGGGAACATGATTCCCGCAGGGCTGGCCGGAGCCAGTGCAGCAGTGCGAGCCGCCGCGGCTTTGGCCGGGTTCCCGGATGATGCCGGGGATGATAAGGAGCCGGTCCGGGAATCGCCAGAACGGCAGGGCAAAACGCCCCGGGCCGAGGAAACGGCTCCGGAAAAACCAAGTAAAGCGCCAAAGCGCAGAAAAAAGAAGGAGATCCAGCCGGAGGAACGGGAGGACGGCGATGAGCCGAATTCCTGACTGCTGGGCGGGTCGCCAGAAAGGAGATTTGAGTGAAGCGTTTTTGGAATTGGCTCAAGAACGAGGAAACCGGCCAGCGCGATCTGTGGCTTGAAGGCCCGATTGCGGAGGAAAGCTGGTTCGGAGATGAGGTCACGCCTGCGATCTTCAAGGAAGAACTGAATTCCGGCAAAGGTCCCATCCGCCTGCACATCAACAGCCCCGGCGGAGACTGTGTGGCCGCGAGCATGATCTACACCATGCTCATGGACTATCCCGGCGACGTGACCGTTCAGATCGACGGCATGGCGGCTTCTGCTGCCAGCGTGATCGCAATGGCCGGGTCTCTGGTGTCTATGAGCCCCACCAGCATCATGATGGTGCACAACCCGCTCACCGTGGCCTTTGGCGACGCTGCAGAGATGCAGAAGGCTATCAGCCTCTTGGATGAGGTCAAGGAGAGCATCATCAATGCCTACCAGATCAAGACCGGTATGTCCCGGGCTGATCTCGGGAAGCTCATGGATGAGGAAACCTGGATGAACGCCCGGAAGGCCAAGGAGCTGGGCTTCTGCGACGAAGTGTTGTATGAAGACCACGCCAGGCAGAAGGCCGAGTCCAGCTTTTCCTACGCCAGAAAAACGGCGGCTGCATGCCTGGTGAACCGGGTTATGGAGTCCGTACCCAAGCAGCCGGAAGAAGAACCCCCGGCTGAGGAGAACCGTGTCAGTGCGGCAGATGCGGAAGCCCGTCTGCTGCGGAGCAAATATCTTTGAGGAGGAAAATACAATGACTGATCTCATGAACATGCGCGAAAAGCGCGTACAGGCCTGGAACGCTGCCAAGGCGTACCTGGACAGCCATCGTGGTAACGATGGTACCCTTTCCACCGAGGATGAGGCTGTCTTCGACCGAATGATGGACGACGTGGACAAGCTGGGCAAGGAGGTCGAACGGCTTGAGCGCCTCGAGGCCGTTGACGTGGAGATGTCCAAGGCCACCAGCCAGGCGCTGGTTGGCGCTCCTGTCACCCAGGGCAATGGCTCTCGTGAAAAGGCCGGCCGGGCCAGCGACGAGTACAAGACCAACTTCTGGGCGGTCATGCGCCGCAAGTCCGTTTCCCACGATGTGATGAACGCCCTGCAGGTCGGCACCGACTCCGAGGGCGGCTACCTGGTGCCTGATGAGTACGAGCGCACTCTGGTCGATGCTCTGCAGGACCAGAATATCTTCCGTCAGCTGGCCCACGTGATCCGCACATCTTCCGGCGATCGGAAGATCCCCGTGGTGGCGTCTCACGGCACGGCCTCCTGGATCGATGAAGAGGCCGCGTATCCTGACAGCGATGATGCCTTCAGCCAGGTTTCCATCGGCGCGTACAAGTTGGCCACCACGATCAAGGTGTCCGAGGAGCTGCTGAACGATTCCGTGTTCGACATGCCCTCCTACATCGCCAACGAGTTCGCCCGCCGCATCGGCGCTGCCGAGGAGGAAGCCTTCTTCACCGGCAACGGCACTGGCAAGCCCCTGGGCATCCTGGCCGCTACCGGCGGCGCTCAGGTCGGTGTGACCACCGCTGCCGCCGACAAGATCACCATGGACGAGGTGATCGACCTGTTCTACTCCCTGCGTGCTCCTTATCGCAGGAACGCCTCCTTCATCATGAACGACAGCACTGTCAAGGCGCTGCGCAAGCTGAAGGACGGTCAGGGCCAGTACCTGTGGCAGCCCTCCGTACAGGCGGGCCAGCCCGATACTCTGCTGAACCGTCCCGTGTATACTTCCGGCTTCATGCCTGCCATCGCCACCGGCAACAAGGCCGTCCTGTTCGGCGACCTGAACTACTACTGGGTGGCTGACCGTGAAGGTCGCGCCTTCAAGCGCCTGAATGAGCTGTATGCCGCCACCGGTCAGGTGGGCTTCCTCGCTTCCGAGCGCGTGGACGGCAAGCTGGTTCTCGCCGAGGCTGTGCAGGTCCTGAAGCTGGCCTAAAACATCAATCCGGGGAGCTGTGGACCGCCGCGGCTCCCCAATCAGCTCTGGAGGTGCTGTAAATGAGCTACAATGCTAAGAACTACACCGAGCAGGGCGGCGACGTCACTCATATTGGTGGCGTGCTCGAATTCGACGGCCAGGCTACCCTTGAGGGCTTCCCCGGCGCGGCGAATCTCGTCCCCAAATCCACGACTACCGCAGCCGATATTCGGGCGGACTTGAATGCCCTGATCCTGGCTCTGAAGAACGCCGGCATCATGATCGGCGACGCGTGGAATGCTTCTGTGCTGGCATGCCCCACCCCTGCGGGCATGCCCACCGAGAAGACCAAGAACAACAGCGGCCATGCCTCTGTGGCGCTCGAAGACAATGTGATCACCATCACGCTCGACAGGAAGGTCAGCCAGCTGGAAGACGCCGACCATGGTACTCCCTGGGGCGTACACAAGTGGTTGGGCTTCGGTGTGCGCACCGGCCTCGCCAGCGTGGCGGACATCAAGTTCGTCGACGATACTGGCATGAGCGCTACCCTGTCCGCTGCCGACGCGACCGAGGCGACTGCCCTGGGCCTGTCTGCCGGCGACTTCGTGCTGTACATCAAGGCCGATGACCCGAAGTACCTGACTGGTGAGAAGTTCTTCACCCTGCAGGCTTCTGGTATGGCCAAGACCAAGTTCGTCATGAAGATCGTCGAGCCCGCTCCCGAGGCTTAAGGAACGGAGGTAGCGTATGGACAGATGTTACTTCGCCCACGGCGGTAAGGAGCTCGTTGTGGGTGGCAAGCTGACGTTCCTCCCTGGGGCTACCGTTGAAGGTGTGGAAGGTTTGTTCGACAATGTTTCCGACAACGAGTTGATCTCCCTTCCGGCTCCGCATGTGGCAGACAGTACGGCAACTACCGTCGCCCAGCTGCGGGAGGACTTCAACCGCCTGATCGCCGCGCTCACGAAAGCGGGGCTGCTCGAGGAAGCTCCTGCTCCCGTCCCGGATGAGGACGGTGAGGCCGGATGATCGTCACTGTGGACGAACTCAAGGAGCATCTGCGAATCCAGTATACTGACGAGGACGAGTACCTCGAAAAGCTGCTGATTCAAGCAGAAAGCGCCGCGGAGGACTATTGTCGGGTTACATTCGATCCATACCTGGATGAGGATGGGAATGAGCTTGACCCGCCGGAGCCTGCCCGGACGGCCATTATGCTCCTGGCCAGTTTCTACTACGAAAACCGGGACATGCATGACTCGGCAGAATATAAGGTCACTCGCTTGGCCTTTAACAGTCTACTGTACCCATATCGGGTCCCGGAGAAGATGTTCTGAGGAGGTGAGCGTCTGTGCGTGGTCATAGAAACTTCGACAGCGACCCTCATCCTGGAGACCTTCAGCACATAATCGAGATCGGGTACACGGTGAATCCGGTGAACGAGAACGGTTACCCTACTCCCGCTGACACGGTGGTGTGCCGGGTCTGGTCCGCAGTGACCGATACCGGAAACCAGCAGTACCGTTCTGCCGACGCTGCGAACACCGAGGCTGTGAGAACCTTTGTTATCCGATACCGGGGGGATATCAAACCGGGTATGTGGGTACGCTTTCAGGGCGAAAAGTGGAACATATCCGCTCTGAATGAGTACAGCTTCAAGCACACGTACCTGGGTCTGAAAACCTCTCTCGTGAAGGGGGTGAGCGGATGAGGCAAGTACAGGAAGCGCTGGCTGATATCGGTATTCCGGTCGTTGCCAGCGTATGGCGAGCCACATCCGCCGATCAAAATCCCCCGGCTCAGTATTGTGTATACTCGACCACGACCACTGAGGCCTCGCATCACGACGACCATGTTACCAGTTTTCGGACCTACGTGTATCTGAACCTCTGGAGCGATGTCGATCCGACTGATATGGCGGATACGATCCGCGAGGACATGTACGCATACGGCTTTATCATGATCGAGGAGACTGATAACGGGGCCAATCAGCCCGCATATGACACGGCCACCCGGCAGTACACGGTCCAGTGGACGTGGTGCTGGAGGGAGGATAGGGAGTATGGCGTTTGAGACGCAGGGTTTTGACGAGCTGATCGGGGATATCGCCAAACTGGCCGACAAACTGAGCACCGCCGACGAAGGGGCCCAGGCCGCCAGACGGATCCTTCAGGCCGCCGCCGAGCCCATTGAAGAGCAAATGAGAGCCAACGCCAGCAGTGACCCCCAGATCATCACTGATAAGCTTCACAGCGCCATCTCCAGTGGCCGTGTAAAAAAGCGCGGGGCTGCAGGACTTCGCATCACCGTCGGCGTCCACAGGAAAGACTGGGGCGGAGATGAGTATTATCCCGCCTACGTCGAGTACGGTCATGCCGGCCCGAATCCTGCTCCCGCTCATCCGTATGTGCGCCCGGCTTTTGACACTCGACAGAATGACGCCTACGGAGCCATCCGAGACGGACTTCTCAATGAACTGAAAAATCTATGATTGGAGGTACATAACTATGTCTGATCCCGTAACCCCGACCGCTTCCCCGACTGTTTCTTCGACCATCGGTCTGAAGAACGTGGTTATCGCCCCCCTGACTACGGATACTGAGCTGACTCACGTCTACGGCACTCTGCAGCTGGTGGCGGGTGCCATCGAGGCCACCATCACGCCCAACAATGCCGACCCGGACATCCAGTACGCGGACGACGTGGAGTTCGACACCCTGTATCCGGATCCGGACCTCACTTTCCGCCTGAAGATGGCGGACATCCCTCTGGCTATCCAGGAGATGCTTTTCGCCAACTCTATCGACAAAAACGGTGTGCTGGTCCGCACCGCGTCGGACAAGGCCCCGTACTTCGCCATGGGCTTCAAGTCCGAGAAGTCCAACGGCAAGTTCCGCTTCGTCTGGCTGTATAAGGTCAGGGCCAAACCCCTCACCGAGAACTACGGCACCAAGCAGGGCACTACCATCAATCGGCAGGAGCCCGAAGTGGAATTCACCGCGATCAAGCGGACTCACGACAGCCGGTTCCAGGCCGTCGCCGATGAGGACGAGAACGGCTTCACCGGCGCTGCGACCTTCCTCACCAGCGTGTATGAGCCCGATTTCACCACCTGATCCGGCCAACGTGTAACACTGTGACGGGAATGTCGCTATCCGGCATTCCCGTTCTTTGTATGGCACTATTCGAGGAGGCGTTCTGCATGATTACCTGCACACTTAGTGGTAAAAAGTATTCGGTGGATTTTGTCACCGGACGCGCCTTGCGGGAGATGGAACCCGCGGCGAAAATGTATGGCAAGCTGGTGGCCATCTCCAGGGCCGCGGCTGAGGGCGAGATCGTTCCGGAGGCGGAACAGATCACCATTCCCGAAGCCCTGGACACCATGGTTAAATGGTTCTGTGTCCTTTTCAACAATCAATTTACTCCGGACGATGTGATGGATGGGTATCCCGTGGATCGCCTGATGCACGATATCGCGCTGGCGATCATGGCTGTCCAGACGCAGACCACGGAGATCCTTGACGAGTTCCCTACGAAGGCAGCGGAGGATCAGCAGGCGACGAACCCGCCCAAGATATCCTGACGCTGCACGATTTTATATATACGACCTACAACAACCTACTGGAAAACGGATGGCGAATGCACGAGATCGACGGCATGGACATGCTCGGCTTTTTGCGGGTACGGGCCTGGAGCATCGCCCGGAAGGTCAAGAAAGCAGCACCCAAGAAGAGCTTCATCGATCAGGTGTGGCCGTCTGTGAAACCGTAGTACCTACAGCCCCCCGGAGGTGAAATGAATGGCTGAAACCTTGCGCGACCTGGTCGTGTCCCTGTCGCTGAATACCAACAATTTCACGCAGAACATAAAGTCCGTCAACAAGCAGATACAGGAAGCAGAGTCCAATTTTAAGCTGGCGTCTGCCGGGGTGAAGGACTTCGACACCTCCGCGAATGGGCTGTCCTCCAAACTGGAAATGCTGCAGCGGAAGCTGTCCCTGCAGAAGGACGCGGTCAGCCAGTACGAAAAGGCGCTGTCGGCGGCATCCACCAAGCTGACCGAGTGCTATACCCGCCAGCAGGACTATGCCAACCGGCTGTCTGCGGCGCGGCAGAAGCAGGCCGACATGGCCACCACCCTCGCAAACGCCACGTCGCAGTATGAGCGCCTTCGTGACGCCCTGGGCGAATCCGACTCTGCGACCATCGCGGCGAAGGAAAATATGGATGCGGCCCAGCAGGAGTACAATGCCGTCACTGCTGAGGTGCAGCGCCTTGTCGGGCAGCAGGAAGAGCTGCGGCGCAGTACCCAGAATGCGGCGGACGCCGTCTCTACCGCCCAGACCCAGCTGAACAAGGCGAATGCCTCTGTCCGGGAGACTGAGGCGTCCATCCGGGACACCAATCAGCAGCTCCGGACCGCACAGTCCGCCTGGACGTCCGCCGGTAAGGCGATGTCCGATTTCGGGAATCGATGCGAGAAGGTCGGCAGGTCCGCGGCACAGGTCGGGCGTACCCTTTCCCGCACGATCACCACTCCCATTGTCGCCCTGTCTACCGCGTCCTTTAAGGCCGCTGTGGATTTTGAGTCCGCCTTTGCCGGTGTCCGGAAGACTGTGGACGCGACGGAAGAAGAGTATGGGCGGCTTTCGGACTCCATCAAGCAGATGAGTACCGAGATAGCTACGTCCACCACGGATATCGCGGCTGTCATGGAAAGCGCCGGGCAGCTGGGTATCGCCAACGACAACCTGGAAGTCTTCACCCGGACGATGATCGACCTGGGTAACTCCACCAATATTTCGGCAGATGAGGCTGCTACGGCCATCGCCCAGTTTGCCAACGTGACCGGGATGGCGCAGACCCAGTTCTCCAATTTCGGCTCTGCTCTGGTCGATCTCGGTAACAACTACGCCACGACGGAGTCCGCTATCATGAACATGGCGACCAACATGGCCTCCGCCGGTCATCAGGTCGGACTGTCCGAGGCGCAGATCCTCGGCTTTGCCGCCGCTCTGTCTTCCGTGGGCCTTGAAGCCCAGGCGGGCGGCACCGCCTTCTCGAAGGCCATGATCCAGATGCAGGTCGCCGTGGAAACGGGAGGCCAGGCGCTGACCGATTTCGCCAAGGTGTCCGGCATGACCGAGGCCGCCTTCAAGCAGCTGTGGAAATCTGATCCTTCTGCGGCTATCCAGTCCTTCATCATTGGTCTCTCCAAGATGGATGAGCAGGGCGTTTCCGCCATTGCGACGCTGCAGGAAATGGGCTTCAAAGAGGTCCGCCTCCGCGACACGTTGCTGCGTGCTACCAACGCGACGGAGTTGTTCTCCTCCGCCCAGGAAACCGCGACCGCGGCATGGCGGAAGAACGTCGCTCTGTCCAATGAGGCAAGCAAGCGCTACGCCACGACGGAATCCAGGCTCAAAAACCTCAAAAACACGGCAGTCCTGGCCGCGCAGCAGATCGGCACCGACCTGACGCCCATGGTCCAGAAGTTGATCGACGGCGCGAGTGATCTGCTTGAGAAATTCCTCAGCCTGGACGCGACCCAGAGGCAGCAGATCATCAAGTGGGCGGCCATTGCCGCAGCTACCGGGCCTGCTATCCTGGCCTTCGGGAAGATCAGCAGCGGCATCGGCTCCGTCATGAAGCATCTCGGCTCCTTTGCCACCGCCGTCGGTTCCGCCGGTGGCGGTCTCACCGGCTTCCTGTCCGTGCTGGCGAAATCTCCCGCCATATGGGCGGCTGTCGCGGTCGGAGTTGTCGCCGGTACGGTTGCCCTGATCGACTGGGTGACCGGCGCAAAGGCCGCTCGTGAGGCCCTGAAGGACATGGCCGATACTGCGGAAAACTGGAAGAACACCGCGGCGGACACCTTCTATGGCCGGAGTGAGGGCCTGTCCGCTTTTGGCATGTCCAAGGAGGATTTCACCAGGAGCGTGAGGACCGCGCAGCAGTGGAAAGATGGTCTGCTGGGCGTGTGGAACGACGGTGAGAAAGAGACCGATGAGATCGTCCAGAAATGGACGGAATCGTGGAAGGGTCTGACCGGCTCCACCCGGGACGAGCTGCAGAAACTCAAAGACGCCGCAGATGAAGCAGGGTATGATACCGTGTCCGATGATCTGGACGCGGATATCAAGAAGCTGGACTCCATGGACAAGGAGATCGAGACCCTGCTGAAGAAGCGCCAGAACGGCTTCCTTACGGACAACGAGAAGCTGCGCCTGCAGGAACTGATCGATACCCGGGAGGCCATTACCGTCAAGTACAATCTCGTGCCTGACACCGGCGCGGACGGCTTCGACGCTATCGAGAAAAAGGTGGAAGCCGCCGTGGCTCGTGCCAAAGCCGTGGGCAAAGATGACGCGTATCTGTCCGTGTATCAGGACGCCGTGGTGGCTGCTGCGGAGGGTATGGCTGCCATCAACGAAGAGCTGGACGCCCAGTACGAAAAAGAGTACAAGCTCATAAGTCTCATCACCAACGAGGATGAGCGGGCGGCAAAGCAGAAGGCGCTCGACACCCGATATGCAGAAGAACGAGCGGCTGCTGCCCGTAGATACGCTGAAACGCTGAAATCCGTCTCCGCGCCCGTGTTCGACCAGAAGAGTATCAAGGACACGGAAGATCAGTTGTTTGGCCCGAAGGGTCTGTATACCGAGCTGACCAAGTATGAACTGGCGAGCGAATCCGAAAAGAAGGGCATGCTCCCCGAGCTGGCTGCGGTTGCCGATTCCCTGGATGAAAGCAGCCTGACGGAATACCTGGGTCTGCTGACTCAGATTCAGGCCCTGCTGGATCAGGGCATGTCCAAGGAAGAGGTCGATTCCATGTTTCCCGGCGTGTCCGAACATCTGGACCAGTATGCCGGGATAGTGGAGTATCTCAAAACGTACAAAGCTGATCTCCCGGGCTTGTATAGTATGCTTGGGGAGGCCGCCCCGGAAGAAGTCCTGAAGATCGCCACCGATCTGGACATGACCGGCGCACAGGCGCGGTGGGATGAGTTCGCCGCCAATCCTGGATCGATCACGACGGATGCCATCGTTCAGAGCTACGACGACAGTAAGGCGACCGTTCCTACTCCAGAAGCAGAAGTCGAGTTGACCGGGTATGATCTTCTTTCCTACGTAAAGCTCGCAGCGACTATTCCGAACCTTACTTTGCCGACGCATCTCGGACAGTTGTCGGCGGCGGAGTGGGAAGCGTACAAGACCAATGGTAAGGTCAAAGTGTGGAAAAACGGCGTAGAGATACCCGCCACACCGGAGGTCCTTGCCATGCTCACGGACAGCGATATCGCCGTGGTGGACCCGGATGATGGTACCGTGCACGTGTTCACACGTGCGGAACTCACAGAGTACACGACGGCAGATGGTGTGACTGTTCCGGTCCCTCAGACGGAACTCGAACTGTCGGGCTATAACCCTCTTTCCTATGCCAGACTTGTGGCATCCATCCCGAATTTGAAGCTGCCGGTACAGTTGAGTCAGTTGTCGTCGGCGGAATGGGAGGCCTACAAGGCCGAGGGTAAGATCAAGGTCTGGAAGGATGGGGTGGAAATACCCGCCACTCCGGAAGTCCTCGCAAAGCTATCTGACCGCGATATTGCCGTTGTAGACCCGAATGATGGTACTGTGCACGTGTTTACGAGCGCGTCCATTACTTCGTATACGCCGGAAGATGGTGTGACTGTTCCGGTCCCTCAGACGGAAGTCAAACTGACCGGTTATAATCTTCTGTCCTATCTGAGACTTGCGGCGTCTATCCCGGATCTGACTGTGCCGATTCAGTTGGGCCAACTGACCGCGTCGGAGTGGAACGCCTACGTAGATGAGGGCAAGGTCAAGGTATGGAAAGACGGTGTGGCCATACCGGTTACACCGGAGGTCCTCGCCCAGCTTACAGGTAGCGATATCGTCGTTATGGACCCGAACGACGGTACTGTGCACGTATTCACAAGCGCAGTTGTTACCAGTTACGACGATACCGGCGCAACTGTTCCCAAACCCCAAACGAGGGTGACGATCACCGGGTATGACCTCAAGGCATATCGGGCTCTTATCGCCGCCAACCCTGCTCTCGCCCTGGAGATACCGACCCGGCTGGGGATGCTGTCCTCGGCTGAATGGGAAGCATACAAGGCGAATGGTAAAGTCAAGGTGTGGCAGGACGGCGTGGAAATACCGGCTACGCCAGAGGTGCTCAATAAGCTTACGGCGGACTCGATTGCGGTCCTGGACAGCGATGGTACGCTGCACGTTACCGTTACACCGAAGCTGACAGGCAGCCCAGAAGCCATAGAGGAGCTGAAGGAAGAAGTCGCGGAAGTGGATCAGTTCGGTACGACGGACCTGGGCCTGGCCATGGGCATGAGGCCCGTAACGACGCTGAACATGATAGAATCCGCTTTGGACCGTATAAGCAGATACCAAAAAGGCGGTTTCTGGAATAAGCTCTTTGGGTACACGAATCACAATACTCTGGACCAGAGTATGAAAAACGACTTCAATTCGGATCGTGTCGCCGACCTGTCCGCCTATGTAGCTGAGCTTGCTACGGCGGTACAGAACGGCGAGGAGATCAGCGAAGAAGACCTCCAGCACCTTCAGACGATCCTCGACCTTCTCAACGGCCTGCAGGAAACCGAAACTGGTGCGCACATCCGGACCGGGATCGCCCAGGGCCTGACGGACGCCGGACTCGCTGCCGACGCGGATACCGTGGTCTCGGTCCTGCAGGGCCTGGTCAGCGCCATCGACGCCGAGGACTTTGCCGGAGCGGGCGAGAGCGTTACGGACGGCCTGGCGGAGGGTATGGAGCGTGCTGATTGGATGCCTACGGCCAGACATGTGGCCGGTGGTACACATCGTGCGCTGAATCAGGCCTTCCTGATCCACAGTCCGTCTCAGCTCATGGTTCCAGTTGGCCAGAATGTGGCCGCCGGTATCGGCGAGGGCATGAAACTGTATGATCCCTCCGCCGATGCTACCGCCATGGCCGGCGCCGTTAAGGCCGCCATGGGCAACAGACTGACCCGGCTGACCCTGGTGGGCGTCGGGTTGAATGCAATGGCCGGGCTGGCCGCCGGTATCCAGGCAGGCCAGTTTTCCGTGGTAGAAGCTATGCGGACAGCCGCCCAGGCCGCCGTGAGAGCCGCCAAGGACGAGCTGGACATCAACTCCCCGTCGAGGGTCTTCCGGGACGAGGTCGGCGTGATGGCCATGCGGGGCTTTGGAGAGGGCATTGAACGAGAAGCGGCCAGCCAGGCCCGCATACTGTCCAACGCCGCCCGGTTCCTCACTGGTGCGGCCCGGGAGGGCTCCATCGCCTACAACACCAACGACAACCGCCGAACCTATCAGGCCACGAGCAACGTCACGGTCACCGGGAACACCTTCCAGGTCCGGGACGAGACGGATATCCGTGCCCTGGCCACGGAGATCGCTACTCTGACGAAACGGCAGCAGCATGGGCAAGGCCTGCGATTTGCTTGACGCAGGCCAAGCCCTTCACACGAAAAATCCGGTTTTCTTGAAATGAGGGGGTAACCCATGAACGACTATTTCATCTGGAACGGGGTGGACTGCCGGACGAAGGGCATCCACGTGTCTGAGCTGCCGCCCATTACCATACCGCCGGAGAGAAGCAAGCAGACCAATGTGCCCGGCCGGCCGGGCAGCCTGACCACGCTGGAGGGCAGGGATGTGTACGACGACATGCTCCTCACAGCTACGTGCTTCATCTCCGACCCGACCCAGATCCCGACCATCGCCGCGTGGCTCAAGGGCAGCGGCACGGTGACCTTCGCCAACCGGACCGGAGGGCACTATAAGGCGAGGATCGCCAACCAAATCCCGTTTGAAAAGATACTGAGGGGGAACCCCCATCGCTCCTTTGCCGTGAACTTCCGGTGTTTCCCCTTCTGGTATCAGGACGATGTGGAGGACATCACGGTGACCACGTCCGGTACCATGATCACCAATCCGGGCTCCGTCTACTCGGAGCCTTTGCTTACGGTCACCGGCAGCGGGGATATTACCCTGACGGTCGGTACGACCATCGTGGAGCTGGATGATCTCACCGACGGCATTGTGATCGACTGTGAGCTGCAGGAAGCCTACAAGGGCACCACGCTCATGAACGAGCGCATGGCCGGTGATTTCCCGGTACTGGTGCCCGGGCTGAACGGTATCAGCTGGACCGGCAGCGTGACCAGCGTGGTCGTGAAGCCCAGGTGGAGGTACCTGTAACTTGTGTGTAGGGAGGTGAGCTTGAGTGCTTTGCGTATATCCTGCCGACGCTACCGACTTTTCGGGCAACGGTAACGGCGTGCTTGCGCCTTTGTCCGCCGAGGTCATGGAGACCCTGAACGGCGAGTATGAGCTGCAGGTCGTGCATCCCATCGACGACGAGGGAAAGTGGTCGCGGCTGGTAGAGGGCTGCATTATCCGGGCTCCCGTCCCGGCCTCCATGACGCCGCAGGTTCGCTTGCCCGCCTATGAGTCCGCCACTACGCCGGTATACGTGGCCTCGCACAAAAAGCTCCTGCACACCGGCCCCGGCCTGAACTACCAGATCATCGGCTGCTACAACACGGGCTGTCAGGTCATTGTTCTCAGCCAGCCGTCGAATCAGTGGTATGAGGTGACTGCGCCGGATGGTAAGCATGGGTACATGGACACCGATTATCTGTCCCTGTCCCAGGCCAGTGTCCCCATAGGCAAGGCCACGGACGAGGTAGTGGAACCCCGGCAGCTCCGGGATCAGCCGTTCCGCATCTATCGGGTCGTGCCGGAGCTGGATAAAGTCACGGCCTATGCCCGGCATATATTCTACGATCTCATGGACAACATGATAAAGGAGTACAAGCCTTCGTCCTCCGCGACGGGGGCTTCTGTTGTACAGGGGATCAGCGAGAATTGTCTGTCCGAGCATCCTTTCACCTTCTTCTCTGACCTGGACAGCACGGCGGAGGAAGTGGAGTTCGTCAACGTCAATCCCCTGGACGCGATCATGGGAGACGAGGGTCTCATCGCCAAATACGGCGGCGAGCTGACCCGGGACTGGTTCGATGTGTACGTGGTGCAGCGTGTGGGCGTGGACAGTAACGTCCAGATCAGGCAGGCCAAGAACCTGCTGGGCATCTCCTACGACGTGGACCTGTCCGACGTGACCACCCGCATCATGCCCACCGGCCAGGACAAGGACGGCAAAGTGCTGTACCTCCCCGAGCTGTATATCGACAGCCCCCTGATCGATGCGTATCCTCATCCGCGCTGGATCCATATGGAGGTCTCCGAAGCGAAGGAAGTCACCAGCGGAGATGAGCAGAAGACGAAGAATCAGTGCTACACCGATATGCGGAACGCGGCGCAGGCTGAGTTTGACGCAGGCTGCGATCTTCCCACCGTGACACTGAATGTGGACTTCATCAACTGCGCCGATACGGAGGAGTACCGGGAGTATGGCTTCCTGCAGAACATCTACTTGGGCGACGCTGTCCGGGTTATAGCTCCCCGCATCGGGGTGTCCGTGTCCATGCGCATGACGCAGTACACTTACGATTGCCTCACGAAGAAGTACACGGCCATGACCCTGGGAACCGTGGCGGACACCGTGCAGAACAATATGATCTCTGCCCGGCAGCTGCCCACGGGCATTATTTCCGGGAGCAAGCTGGCCATAGGTAGCGTAGGCATCGGAGCGCTGCAGGACGGTTCCGTGGGTTCTCTGCAGGTCCAGACGGCGGCCATACAGACCGCGCACATCGAGGATGCCGCGATCACTACCGCAAAGATCGGTCAGGCCCAGATTGACACTGCTCAGATAAAGGATCTGGCCGTAACGTCGGCCAAAATTGCCAACGCGGCGATAGGGACGGCAAAAATCGAGGACGCGGCCATCACCACGGCGAAGATCGGTACAGCACAGATCGATACAGCCCAGATAGCTGACCTGGCTGTTACCGAGGCGAAAATTGCCGGGGCTACCATAACCCAAGCTAAAATGGCCCAGGCATCTATCGGCGAGGCCCAGATCATCGATCTGTCTGTAACAGCCGCAAAAATAGACGATGCAGCGATTGAAACCGCCAAAATCCGGGATGCAGCGATCGAAACTGCAAAGATCAAAGACCTGGCCGTCACTACCGGTAAAATCGCTGACGCGGCCATTACCACAGCGAAGATCGGTCAAGCGCAGATCACCGAGGCGAAGATCGCCGATGCGGCCATTACTACGGCGAAGATCGGTCAGGCCCAGATTACGTCGGCAAAGATCGCTGACGCGGCTATTACCACAGCGAAGATCGGTATGGCACAGATCACCGAGGCACAGATCGCCGACGCGGCCATTACCACGGCCCTTATTCGCACTGGTGCTGTGGGTACCGTCCAGATTGCCGACGGCTCTATTACCGATGCGAAGATCGTCACGTTGACGGCCAACAAGATCAATGCCGGTGTGCTTTCCGTGGAGCGGCTGATCATCAGCGGTTCAAACCAAAGCCTGGTTTTCGCCATCAACAACATGGGCCAATTGGTCTCCACCCAGGTGGATACGATTGATGCCTATGTGTTGACGGAGCGGACCATAACGGCTGACAAGATCGTGGCCGGCGCTATCACGGCGGGTGAAATTGCCTCGAAAACGATCACGGCGAACGAGATCGCGGCGAACACGATCACGGCTGCGGAGATTAAAGGCGCGACCATCACCGGTGAAGAGATCGCGGCTGGCACGCTGACCACCAACCACGTCACGTCCAACTTCGGCGAGGCACTGAACCTGACGAGCAATGAATCGATTCGGGCCCTGGTAGCAGAAACGGACGATCTAAGCGGTCAATTCACATCTCTTGACCAGGATGTGGGTTCGTTCAAGGTCACCATCGGCAACCGGGTTGAGGCTGTCGAGGGCACGGCACAGGTTGGAAAAGATTTTGCCGATAACGCGAGCACGTATTTCACCTTCGGTTCGGCCGGCCTTGACATTGGAAAAGCGGGTAGTTCGATGACATCGAGATTCACGAATGACCGGCTTTCCTTCTTCAATAACGGCCAGGAAGTGGCCTATATTTCCAACAATAAGCTGTACATCACCGACGCGGAAGCACAGAAGTTTAGTGCTGGCAAGGCATCCAACGGCTTCCTCGACTTTGTGTCCGTAGCGGATGGTGTTGGCTTCGTCTGGAGGAACGCTTAATGGCAACGAGAACGATATACGCCTCCTATGCGCAGTCCGGTACTTCTTCATACAATGCCCGGTATATCACGATCGGCCGGGGGTCGAGCGGATCAAAAGCCTGCCTCGGCTTCGACTTGACTTGTATCCGGGATGCGTCTGTGAACAGCATCTACCTATACTTGACAAAATCAAGCAATGGCAGCGACTTGCAGACGATCCGGGTTGGCGCGTCCGCTTCAAAGGCATGGGGTGCAACCGTAACGCCGACCACTTTTTCGGTTCAGGCGACGAATCCCTCCTCCAACCGAACGCGAAGATGGGACATCAAGAACTCGTCGCTGGTAAGCGCAATCCAGGGGATAAACGGCACCACGTACCTCCATCTGTATGAGCCCGGTGGCGAAATGCAGGTACAGTACGAGGGTATTGATACGAGCACAGCGGACGTTGGCCCATACATCGTCGTGGACTATACGCCCAACGCCAGCACGTTCACCCTCAACAAAACCTCCGTGGACGCTGGCTCGACCATTACCATGACCATAACGCCGTCCTCGTCCTCATACAGGCACAAGGCGATATGGTCCCTGGGCAGCGCCTCTTCCGGCGGCTCTACGTGGATCGCGGCAGGAACTACGTCCACGACTTTCACCGTCCCGACTGCGTGGATGAACCAAATCCCTAATTCTACCACCGGCGCAGCGACCGTTGTCCTGGATACGTATAATGGGGACACAAAGATCGGCAGCGCCAGCAAGTCCTTCACGGTCACGGTTCCTTCCTCCGTCGTGCCCACCATCAGCTCCATCATGGACATCCCGGTCAACGGCACGGTTCCTTCCTCCTGGGGCGTATACGTACAGGGTAAGAGTAAGGCTACGCTGTTAGTAACAGCTGCCGGGGCATATGGCAGCACCATCGCCAGCTATGTCATATCCGGCGGTGGTTATACTTCTACGTCGGCCTCGTTCACGACAGGTTTCCTGAACGTGTACGGAACGGTGACGTTTACGGCGACGGTTACAGACAGCCGAGGACGAACAGCCACGGCTACGACATCCATTACGGTTTATCCATATTCCACTCCGACATTCAGCTCGACGGACGCTTATCGCTGCCTGCAGAACGGAACCGCGGACAACAGCGGCACCTATGCGCGGGTCAAGGCTGTGTGGACCTACTCCAGCGTCAACGGCAAGAACACCAGCACCTGTACCGTGGGGTATAAGCAAGGGGAAAGCGGAACGGTTGTCGGAGCGACTTCGCTCACATCCGGCACAGCCGCTACCATCGGCAACGGGAATCTGAACGTACAGAACCAGTATTACGCTGTGTTCACCCTGTCCGACTATTTCAATTCCGGCATTACCATGCAGGTGAGCATCCCGCCGTCCCTGGCCTACGCTCTGTTCATCCACAGGGGCGGCGACGCTGTGGGAATCGGGAAGTACAACAACACCGCGAACACAGTCAAGAGCGCCTGGCCGATGGAGGTGGACGGCGCCATAACCGCCAGCGGGAACATGACCGGCAACAACATCACGGCCAACGGCTGGGCATGGGCCAAGTCACATCTGTACTTCGGTGGCAATCTCCAGCATTATGATGAGGCGAACAACGAGTATTATACTATATTCAATTCGTCCTCAAAACGAATCGACGCTGAAATCGTCAACAGTAATACCTGGTTGCAGGCGAAAACCAACCTGTTCTTCGGGAATGACCTGTTCGGCTGGGATTTTACCAGCAACACAGGGAAGAAGATCGCAGACAAGACCGGAAAGCTATGGGGGACGGACATCACTGCGTCCGGCAAAATCACAGCTGCCACAGCAAGTCTCGGCAAAGCCCCGCCGGAAGTGATCAACAAGAGCTTCTGGAACGATGTGTACATCGCAAAACTCATCCGGGGCCTGTATATGGATCTGTGCGTCGGCTCATGGAGCGGCACTACGTCCAATACTGAAACAGACATTGTATTTGCCAATACCGGCGGGCACGTTATGGAGGGCACTCCGCTGGTATTTGTGATGCAGGATTCGGGTACAGCATCCGGCTTCCGCATCACCAATCGCTCCACAACCGGTTTCCATATCAAGGCCAACGGTGTGTACACCTTTGGAATACAATATCTGGCGATCTATCTGGGCTTTAACACCAATGCAGTAACGTGAAAGGAGGGAGCGGCATGAGACGGGGCACCACACCGATCCTCGCGCTGCTGGTCAAAGACTGTGATCTCACCGGCAGTACGATTTATGTGACGATCAAGCAGCAGTCCCGGCAGCTGACGAAGTCCGGCAGCAATATCTTCGTCGCCTATTACGCCGAGGCCGGGTCTATGCTGGCCGTCCGATTGAGCCAGGAGGACACCCTCCTGTTTAAGGATGGCCGGGCGGAGATACAGGTCCGCTGGATCACACCAGCTGGCGATGCCTGGGGCACCAATGTCGAACGACTTGACGTGAATAAAGTCTTGCTGAACGAGGTGATAGCATATGGCGGGTGAAAACACCAACGAGACCGTTTATGACCTGATCGGCGGGAGCGGCTCCGCTGACATGGAACTGGTAACAGATTCTCTTGTTGTGAGGGCCTTTAGCCCCCGAATGTCGGTTGAAAGGAATGCGGCTGATGATGGGGTGCTCGTAACCGTGACCGATATCCGAGGCACTACATCCTCTGTGATCAAAGACGGTGATCAGCACATCATCGCCCAGCAGGCGGCAGCTGAGGCGGCTGCCAGCGCGGATAGGGCGGAGCAGGTCGCCAGCCAGCTTGGCTACATCGAGATAGCCATTGTTGACGGAAACCTGGTCTACACCCGCACGGAAAACGTGGGCGTGGACTTTGAAATATCTGACGGTGATCTAATCATGGAGGTGGATTAAATGGGTACGGTAGTCAAAAACCTCGGGCCGGTGACCGCGTATGCCTTCGCAAAAGCTGGCGGGTACAGAGGGTCCGAGGAGGAGTTTAAGGCTCTGCTGGCCAAAGCATCGAACTTCGAGAACCGGGTCGAAACCCTGGATACTACGGGTCTTGCTCACGGAACGGTGGTCGAAGCCGTTGGGATCCCCGTGTACGTTTCCGACGTAGCGGATTATGCGGCCTATGGCCTGACGCTGACTGGCTGGTATGTGTTCGCCAGGATCATGGCGGAGGCTGGTATCACGGTCACGAACGCGACGACCATCACCGGCGCTGCGGGGTCCATCGCCGTGGTGGGCAATGCTTATGTGGACGTGGCCGTGCGCTTCGAGGTGGCTGCGGTGTCGCAGGCGGTAACCATCAATTGGGGCCCGGTAACAGAGACGTACATCTTCAAAGCTACTGATCTTGCCGTACGGAATTTGGACTACCGGACCACGTTCTACGTGTATGATGCCGCTTCCTTTGTGACATGGGAGTACGCAATCGCAACCGACGCGACGTTCTCGGAGGACAAGGCATATTTCCTTAAGAGTGGCAGCACGTACACCAAGGCGACCGTCACCATCGGCGATCCCGTGCCCAAGGCCTATTATGAGCACTCCTACGAGCTGACCACGGATGAGACTTTCCAGACCGGCAAAGTCTATTACACCGAATCCGAGGGTGTGTACACCCAGGCAGAAGTCACGCCCGGAGATGCCGTGACCCCGGATACCTACTACGTGGACGTGTACACCATGACCGAGGACACGGCCTTCGCGGACGGCAAAACCTACTACACGTTGTCCGGGACTACGTATTCCGAGGCTACCGTCACAGCCGGTGAAGCTGTGCCTACCCTGTATTACGTGCACAGCAAGTGCATCATTTCCGGCATGGCCAGGAACATTACCTACAAATTCGACGAACTGATCGACTGTCCGATGGAGTTTATCCTGCCGGAGATCGAGGACGAGATCCACGGCTGTTGGTTCGAGATTCGGTGCCTCCATGCTGGCGAGTACAGCATGACCCTGACGCCGCCATCCGCCGATGTGAAGATCGCCACGGAGCACACTCAGAAGGAGACCAAAGGCATCAACATGATCGACCTGCACTACTCCGATCTGGGTGGCAACAAAGTGTGGCGGTTTATGAACACTCATTCGAGCTTCACGGCGGACACTTCTCCGCTGGTATCCATCGCCTTCCGGAAGCCTCCGACCACTACAGCGTACACCGTTGGCGACACGCTGGCTACGGCAGGCGCGGAGATCGTGGCCACCTACGAGGATGGCCACACCAAGCTGGTAACCGCTACCTTTACGCCCGCAAATGGCGCGACGTTGACCGCGGAGGACACCACACTCACGGCCAGCTATACCGAGGGCGACGTAACGGCTACGGCTACTACGGCGCTGACCATTACGGAAGGAGCGTGATGAAATATGACCTGGCGTTATGAAAAAATGGGCGAAGATCTGAAAATCGAGAGCTGCCCCCTTGATGATAAGGACGGCAAAATCACCGGAAAGTGCATCCTTAACTTGCCGAAATGGTTTGACGAGAACCCGGCCGAGCGTATCCGCCTGGGCTGGACGAAACACATCTCCTACGACGATAAGGAGGTCAGGGAACGCTGGCCGCACACGCAGAGTCAGTATCTGGTGTCCTCCACCAAACAGATCGACGATTGGACCATCGAGGACGACTACCATGTGCTGAACAAATCCGAAGAGCAGATGCTTTTTGAAGAAATGCTCAGCGTGGCCATGAACGATAACGGCATCGTCTGGATGCCCTAATAGGAGGAATAAGATATGACGCGTGATCTTGACATCATGAGGACCATCATCGACCAGAAGGAAAAGGACATCGAGGCAGAGGAGCTCCAGCCCATGGACCCCGAAGGGAAGAAAATGGGCGAGCACAAGCGGTTCACTTTCGATGTTCTGACGGTCCCCACCGATCCCCTGCGCTGACGTATGGGCATACCGGACTTATGTGAGGAGCCCGGATGCAGCCGTGTGTGGATGAGCAAGAGGACCGGCGAGCCGATGGGCTGCATTGAATGGTGCGTGTCGTCGGAACTCCTGGAGCTTTGGCAGCGGGGCATACAGACCGTATGCTCCTGCTGCGGGCACGGCAACGACGAGCGGGCCTACATTCGGGTGAAGGCCGAATATGCCGGCGCCATGCGGGAACTGGGATACGAGCCATGGGAGCCGCACAGGTGCGTGATCCACACGGACACGGTAGCCTTCCGGGCGAAGTATGTGCGGAGTGTGCGGCAAGAACGGAAAAAGCACAGACCGGAAAAGCCGGTGGATATAGAGATGATACGCCGGGCGTGGAGAATAAGCGCGGGCGTACACACGAAGGAGATGCATGAAAATGTTTGACGTTATCCCCGTTACTTCCCCGAACCCGACCGACTGTGGCGCGACCTGCATGAAAATGCTCTTGGCCTACTATGGCGTAGACGTGCCACTGGAGGATCTGATCAAGGAGTGCAACACCCGAATCATAGGCTGCACGGCCAAGGACCTGCTGCGGGTGGGCCGGGCGCACAGCCTGGACATGAAGGCTTTCAAGATGGACCCGGAGGAGCTGGTGAGGCAGGACCGCCCGAGCGTCATCTGGTGGAAGTACAGCCACTTCGTGGTGCTGTGCGGCCAGGACGATGAAGGCAAGATCGTGATCTGCAACCCGGACCTGGGACGCTATCGCATGTCCTTCGCCACCTTCGCCAGCTTTTTCACGGAAATCTGCCTGTTCAACGGCGAGCCCTCCGATCTCCCTACGGCGGGTGAGGGCGCGTGAAATACGACGGCACCAACTATATCGAGGTAATAGAGGCTCATGCCCGGTGGTACGCTGAGGAGCTGGACGAGAACGGCGTGGTGCGGGATGATCTGCGGGCGGATTTCTCCGGCGCTGATCTGCGCGGAGCGCTGATGCCGGACCAGCTGCTCTACGGCGCGATTTTCCGGGGTGCGAATCTCCACAGCGCGGACCTGACAAAATGCGATCTGTGCCGGGCCGATCTAACCGGGGCAAATCTGCATTACACCCGAATTGAGGGCGCGAATCTCCACGGCGCAATCGGCCTGCAGTTCATCCCCATTGGCTGTCCGGACACCGGGGCCTTTATCGGGTGGAAACAGGCGCACATGCGCCGGGGCGGCGAGGTGTGCGAGGAACACGTGATCCTGAAGCCGCTGATCCCCGAGGACGCATACCGGACCAGCGACACGCGCCGGGAGTGCCGGGCCTCAAAGG